CAAGGCAATTAACCAAAGCACAAAGTGACATGGCTGAAGCTGAGAAAGCTGCTGCGGGTCCGGCGTACAAGTCTAATTATCTCCGTGCTGCGGGGGATTTGAAGCAAGCCAAAGAAAACATGAAGGCTGTGCAAGAAATGCTGGCCTCAAAAGATGCGTATGCACCTTTGGATGAATTGAACAAAAAGCTTGCACACGTTGCGAGTGTTACTGGAAGCATGGAAACAGCAGTTAAGCAAAACGCTGCAGCGGTAGTAAAAGCCTCCGAAGTTGAGATGGCGCACACTCAGATCTTGTCTGACCAAGAACGTGCAAATTACAGACTTGCACTCGCAGAGCAGGAACGCGCCTCCAACGAAGAGAAATTCATAGGTCTGGTGCGTCAGATGACAAAAGACGAAGACACTTTGAATTCTGTGAACGCAGAGGGCGTGCGGTTGGCGCGTGAAAGTATGGTGCTGCAAAAACAAGCGGGTGCATTTGCATCGTCCTCGGACGCAGCGGCGCGTCTCAAAGAACAGGAGGCTTATACCAAAGAGTTGGAGGCGTCAATCAAAGCAGAATCGGATATGCAGCTTGCGATCATGAAGCTGACTACCGAAGCGTTGAAGCCTCATGCGGCCGAAATTATCCGCGCCAATGCCGCGATTTTGATCACTGAAAAGGGATGGAGTAGCGCTTCAGCAGCACTGGCAGAAGCAACGAAACAGTACCAAGCTTTGGATGCTGCCCAAACTGCGGCTACTGCGCCAATGTTGGCAACGATGCCAACGCTTGCAATGGTCACGAAGGAGTACACGGATGCGTGCGCAAGATTAGGGGTAACTGCCGCGAAAACAGCAGATGAACTCAATGCAGACGCAGAAGCCATGCGCAAAGTCGTAGAAGTAGGCGGCGATCCTCAACTTTTGCAGATGCTGTCGCGACAACTTTCGGACATGTCCGCAGGCTTTCAAGATGTGGATTCAGCATGGATCACTATGCTGGATAAGATGACCAATTCCACCAACGATTACACCAAAGGTGCTGCCTGGGATCTCTGGACAAAGTACTATCAAGATGTAGTCAAGATCCACGGCGAGATGGGCATTGATGCCGTCAACAAGATGGTTACGGAGATGTTGAATGGCACTCAGGCGATGCGCGAAAAGCTCATGCCTGTGTGGGAAGAGTATCTGAAGACCGTACGCAACGCGAACGGGCAGTTGCCGGACGATATCGAAAAGATCAACACGGAGATTATCAAACGCAGCGACAGGGCGACCGGCAAGCTTTCAGAACTCTGGCAGAATCAGGTTTCCACCATCGTCACCGATTTCAGCAAGGGTGTTTCCGATGTCATCTTCTCCGGTCAGAAGATGTCCGACATGCTGCTGAATATCTTCAAGGAATTCGGCAAGTCGGTTACACGCATGTTCCTGGAGTCTGTGTTCAAGCCAATTCAGGATTCTTTGCAGAAAGTTGTACGTAGTATCTTCGATGCTACGAGCGGTACTGCATCTGTATACCGTAAGACGGTCTCCCAAAGCGTTCAGGGCATATCACAAAATATCATGTCCATGACTGAAACTCAGTCTCCACTTCTGGGCGCGATGGGTGCGGCCCCAGCCTTTGGCACAGGTGCTGGCAGTGTTGACTGGGGAGGTTTCGTGGGGCCGATACAGGGCGCTGCTAAAGGTCCATTCGGTTTACCTGCAGGAGGTTTCAGCGAAAAAGGTATCGGCGGTCCCATCGGAGGAGCAATAGCCGCAGCAGGCATCGCAGCATTTATGGATGGAATAAAACGTAGCGGTGTCACTGGCTGGATGGAGACTATTGGTGGAGGTGCTGCAGCAGGATTTGCGATGGGAGGTCCGCTGGGTGCAGCGATTGGAGCCCTTGCAGGTGTGATTGCCCGAGGCATCAAAATCATCATCGGCAAGGATGTCGGTACTGCAGGCTCGATGGAGGTCACGCGGGATTTCAAAGTTGATATGGCTTCCGACGAATTCAAAAATGCTCTTGCCAGCATGGGCATCTCTGAGAGTGCCGCGTGGAACATTCGTAAAGATATTACCTCCAGCCCCAAGATGTTGGCTGAAGTGCTAGGGCCGATGGCCGCTGCACAAGGGAAAACAAAAGAATTTCTCGCTTCGCTCTCTGAAGTCAAGACTGCATGGGGGACTTTTGATTTCAGAAAAGAGTACGAGTTCGGAGCGCTCACAGGCGATTGGACGAAGCTTGATGAGGTCTTCAAGGCCGCGTTCAAAGACTCGCAAGCGTTGAATCAGAGTCTTCCAGATTGGGAAAAGAAGCTCCTGATGGCAGGGGACGCTGCTAAGAAAGCAGCCACCGATTTTGAATCTTTATTTACACGGTTCAAAGACTCGAAAACGATGACTCAGGACTTCGCGGATTTTCTTGAGAAGAACAAAGTACAGCTTGACGCCGTCGCAGCATCATCCGATATGTTTGCGGATCAGTTGTATAGCGCACAACAAGCAGTCGCGAAATGGAAAGAGTCGGAAGCCACAATCAAAAACCTGAATGACATGCAAACAGGTTTTGATTCCATCAAAACCTCGCTTGATGCATTACTGGGAGATGATTTCTCGGCATTCACTTCATTGGGAGACATCACTGAAGGGTTAGCTGCGAAAATAACAGACTTGGGTGGAGACCTCGGCAAGTTCGAGGAGTTCTCGCGACTCACCAAACTGAAGACATCTTTCGTGGAGCTTTCAAATACATTTCGGCAGACCGGAGAAATGACCGAAGCATTCCGCAAAACGCTTACGGATTTGGGTGTGAGCGCGGAGAAGATATCTGAGTTTGCAGACTTAGGAAAATCCCTGCGCGAACTGGGGTCTGCGAAGTCGGGCTTCGAAGGGATCAAATCCGCGATGATGTCAATCGCGGGAGATGATTTCAGCAAGTTCAATTCCACCGGCGAAATCACAGCGAATTTGGCAAAGCAGATCACGGATCTTGGTGGGAATCTGAGCACGTTTACCGAATTCGCACAGCTCGCAAAGTTGAAAAATCAATTCGTGGAACTCTCACAGGTCTTTATGCAGACCGGAGAGATGACTCAAGAATTTCGAGATGTCATTACGGCAGCGGGAGGAAATCTGAATGACTTCGAGAATGAGTCCACCAAGATGCTTCCAAAGTTGCTCGCATCGCAAAAAGGTTTGGATGCTTTGCGCAACAGTTTTCACACGCTCGCAATGGATCAGGAAACTGTGTGGGAAAAGTTCGCACGCACAGGTGAAGTTACTCAAGATTTGCGCGATGCTGTTACCGGACTTAACGGCGATATCGGTCAGTTTGAACAGTTCGCGAAGTTTGCCGGTATGAAGAAAACGCTTAACGACATCTACACCGAGTTTCAACGCACAGGGATAATCACAGATGCTTTGCGCGATCAGTTCAAGAATCTCGGTGGGGACATCACCAAACTGGATAATCTTGCCGCGATGCAAACAGTGCGGGCCAAATTTGACAAGTTGACTCAGAGCATCACGAGCACCGGAAAAGGTCTTGCGGAGATGCGCGAGATTTTCAAACAGTTCAATGGCGATCTTTCCGCGTTAGACAAGGCGGAAATGCTGCCTGGGCTTGTGAGTTTCAAGAGTGACATTGATGCTTTGCGTGCTGACATCCAACAGTACATCCCCAAAACCGGAATGGGGAAGTTCATGACTGAAGGCACCATTGACGAAGGCATGATGGCACAGCTTACCGCAAAGGGCGCGGACGTTTCCAAATTTCAAAAGTACGGCAGTGTCGTGCAAGATGAAAACCGCTGGAAGATCGCTTTGGATACTTACCAGAAGACAGGAGAAAAAACCAAAGACTTCATCGATCTTGCGTCCAAGTACGGCGGGGATGCGGGGAAGGCTTTCTTGTGGGCAGGCGAGCAGGCTAAGGCATTTGCGCAGAGTTTCGGCCTAAGCTTGCAAACTTCATTTGAGAAACAGTGGCGCTTAGCGGAAACCAACGACGCGCAGCGCGAACAGCTTCTCCGTTCATGGATTGGCAAGTTCGGCGGGGACTCCTACGACATGTTGCAACGTCTTGGAACAGACATGCATCAATACGTATCTGAAAAGATCGCGGGCGCGACTGCGCAGTGGGAGATGTACAAACAGCAAATCGGCGCGAACAGCGTAATCACTAAAGAGATGGTCGATTTCATCACCAAGTACGGTACTGGTCTAACTGTCGGCATTCCCGGCGTGGGAGGGGCGGCCACCACAACGCAAACACTCACTCCCGAATTGATTCAATCCTTGCTTAAAGGTGGATCAATCGATGTGTTGGTCGAAGCTGTATCCAAGAGCTTAGGCACTGCCAAGAGCGCTGCGGCCTCTGAACTCAACACCGAGCTTGGAATATTGTCAACCAAGACCGGCGAACAAATTGATGGGATTCAAGAAGCATTGACTAATGCATTGAACGCCGTGAATGCTTCGATTACGGAAGCTACGTATCAAGCATCCAAAGCAGTGCAGACTGAAATTGATTACATGAATACAGGTCTTGATGGACGTATGCAGGAAACTGCGCGTGCGCTGGTTGAAATCACTAACAACATGTGGACGGGTCTTTCAGAGAACATCAAGAACACCTCTACTGCGGTTACTCTTGCACTGACAGCTTTGAGCACTGTACTGGATGATCGCATTCGCCTCAAGGCAGAAGAGATGATTGCGGAACTCACTAAGATCACAGGTTCGTTGGACACACAAATCGGAGACAAGCTGAAAACCTTGAATGATTCTTTGACTACTATCGGCAACGCTCTTGATTTGACAATCAAGACACAAGCTGGGTACTTGCTCACTGAATTGCAAACGATTTCTGGCGCGGTCAAAACACGCCAAGACGATATCACAAATGCGATTCTCGATGCTGCCAGCGCAACGAAACCTCTCCCAGTTGTGGTTATTTCCAATACCACAAACGAACCCGACACCTTGCCTGAAAATCAAGACCTCAGAGCAACTGCAGGCAGTAGATCTAATTCGTCAGAGGCAACTACTGTGGAAGTACACTTGCATCTGGAGGGGTCAACGATTAACAGCACGGAAGATTTGCAGCAGACTGTGATTTCGGCATGGGATGCATGGTACAAACGCGGCGGGTTCCCTTACATAGCGAGGACTACATAAATCATGGCACTCGCACATTACGAATATTGCATCGATTGGAATAACGACGGTTCCATAGACCCAAATGGGGATGATAATATCACTGCTTATGTACTTAAAGCTGACTGGAATTATGGTACGGATAATGTGTCCGCTGTGTCTGGACGATGGCTCCCAGCCAAGGGCACGTTCACGTTGATGAATTGGGACAATCGATTCTCTCCCAACAACCCATCGGGTCCGTATTATAGGAATTTGGTAGCCAAGCGCCCTCTGCGAATTCGAATGCAAGTAGACTCCGGTTCATGGATTACGATGTTTTATGGCTACCTCGAAACTCCTCTGCCACAGGCTTCTGATTTGCCCACGCAGAAAAGCGTGAGCTTGGCTGCGAATGGGTTATTGGCTTCGCTCACAGGGATTCAATCATTCGTCCCCGCGCAAGGGAGCGTAGCTACTGGGTATGCCGCACAATTGATTCTCGATGCTGCGGGAGTTCCGTCATCAAAGTACACTTTGGATACCGGACAAACCACAGTCCTAAAATGGATCTTGGGTTCTCAGGACAATTATGGTTTACGTGTGAAGGGCGATGTTCGCGCAGCGTTGAATGAACTTGAAGATCTCGAATGCGGAAAGATTCGGGAAACCAGAGATGGTAAGATCGCTTATGAAGATCGTGCGCACATGCTTAGTTCTCCACACACTGTCGTGCAAGCCACTTACACCAACTCACCCACGGGAACGCTTCGCTACGCAACGATAGTACCTATAAACACCGAAAGTGCGATTATCAATACTGTGAACGTGACAGTTCAAAACTATGACACGTACACAGAGCCTGGGGGGGTTCTTTGGGAATTTGCCAGTGGCGTCGTGTACCTTGAGAAGTTCACGGGGATGTCTCACCCTTTCGACTTCTCCGCGAAGTTCAATCCTAAGATGACAGTAAACGCGGTCGCCGCCGCTGCAACCGTATCAGTCGAATTTGAAGTCAACACCGCGCAAGATGGCAGCGGTTTAGATATCACAGCGAGTTGTTCTGCTTCTGCAACTCCATACATGGATGGTTGGGCGTGTAGAGTTACCAACAACAGCTCTGAGCAGAATGGTTGGCTGATCTCGTTCCGCATCATCGGTTCGAATGAGATTCAACGTGACAGCTACACAATTACGGAAGTGGATGCTGCCAGCGTTACAGCTTATGGCGAGAAGATATGCGGCATCAATCCGAAGTACATCGGATCCGAAACCGAAGCTCGTGCGTGGGCGCAGCATATTTTGGCGCTGGGAAAAGACATGCACGTCGGAGTCACGTTGACCTTCGATGCGAACGCCAGCACTGAGTTACTGACGGAAGCTCAACGCATGGACGTTGGCGACCGTGTGCATATTCACGCGGATTCGAACACGGGGCATTTCTACGACGAAGACTTTTTCATCGCACACATTGCGCACAGTGTTGTAACCAACGGTCGCCACATGGTCACTGTGATTTGCTTAGCCGCAGTCACACATTCATGGGGAGCAGTTGCGTCTTCTTACACACCAAAAGTCTACACTCCGACTTCGATTTCAGACACGCAGCTTTCAGCAGTCGTGCAAGATGCGGTAAATCGCGCAACCTCGGGGCTCACGTCAAGTGGAATGGTTGTGGATCCTGATGTGCGAGACGGCGCAGCCCGCGCCACGCGAGGATTGGACACTGCCGGGTACGTCGCTAAAGAAGTAGCAGACAGTAGATTGTCTGCAACAGCCTCCGCAGGGTTTGCACGAGCCAATGCTGGTCTTACAACTGCTGGAGATGTCGCTCGGGAAGTCCCTGATCACAAACTGTCAGTAGCCGCCTCCAGTGGGTTTTCTCGCGCAACTGCAGGTTTGACTACGGGTGGCCGCTTGATCAGTGCGGATTACGTCGATGCTGACGGATCTTCCTACGTGAGAGTGCCCCCCAATGCAAGGGACGGGGGCAATCGTGGATACGTCGGACTAGCCACCAGCGGTGATGTTGCCAGAGAAGTTCCCGATCACAAACTATCCGCTACAGCTTCTAGTGGGTTTGCCAGAGCGAACTCTGGATTGGATAGCAGTGGAGATTTGGCGAGGAATGTTGTTGCGGGGAGAGTAACTCCTAGATCCTTGACTGGTGCGGCTGGTGCAAGTAATGGTGTTTTTAGCGAGTATTGGGAAGATGCAGGTGCGGGGTGGAATGCGGATTCCCTTGGCGCAACATATCCAACGCATGGATTAGCTGGAGGTAAAGTATTTTCTCTTACTGCACTGACATCCACTCTCGCAAGTTCCGACAGGATTCCGTATAATTCCAGTAAATTGCATCGGTATAGAATAAGACTGCGAAGAACCAGCGAAGATGGCGTCACGGAACATTCGCGCACGCATGTTGGGTGGTCGGTATTTAATTCGACAGGAGGATTCATTAATTATTGTTGGCACGTAGCTAATTTTCTATGGGCCGATGAGATGGTGAAAGATCAGTGGTATGAATATACCGGATGGTTCAAGGGGACGACAGGTTCGCCGGATTATGAATTGTCGAATTATAATGATCCTCTTTCACCGTGTCCTTTGGGAACTGACGTTGCATATTTCGCGCCCTGCGTGGCCGTAAATCATGCCGCCGTAAATGGCACATCAACTTTAGAAATTGACAGCATCACAATTGACACGGTTGAAGAACGCATCACGACATCAGTATATACTGGGCTAAGCTCTTCTGGAATCATCCAAACAGAGGTACCGGATGCACGCCTGACTTCGGCAGCGTCCAGCGGATTTTACCGCGCCAATACCGGCCTGACTTCCGGTGGAGATGTTGCTTCGGGGAAAGTCGTATCTGGGGCTATCGCACCAATGGCGGTTCAACCTTCCGACCTTGATCCCAGTACCGCTCCATATGTAGAAACATTCGAAGAAGCAAGTGAGCGAGCATATAATTGCCCTCAGAGGGATCATGCACCAACCTACCCTTCGAATGGGGTCAATGGCGGAAAGGTTTTGCATGCCACAGGCCCATATTATGCAATCACGAATGGGCTCTATCCTGTAGACAAAAACCGAATGTATCGCGTTACAGGCAGAGTTAGACGAACGGCTTCCACTACTACTTCACAGACTTACCTTGTGGGGTTTTACATTTATGATAAAGATATAGTTAACATATCCGCAGGTTGGTTTTATTGGGTTGCCGGATTAAATCTTAAAAACTATGGTATTAACGAATGGGTTGAGTTTACCGTATACTTGAAAGGAGAGGCTTCTTCTGATTTTGGATCCGGCACTTTAGATACCCCATTCAAATGGAAAACTGGGACGGCATATTGCCAACCAGCCTTTCTTTTGAACTGGCCGGGGGGTGAAGATCACAACGACAATGAATCGGAGATCGACAGCTTCAGTATGCTGCCGATGGACGAAGCGTTGGCCCTTCGTTTAGCTACCGGCCTTGGGGCGGATGGCTCCGTGAATCCGAATCAGGTGGACGGTGACGCGATTCAATCCAGGGCAATCACCGCAGCCAAGATCGCCGCTGGGACGATCACCGCTTATGAAATCGCAGCAAATACGATTACAGCAAGTAAAATCTACGCTGGGACGATTTCGAGTGTTGAACTCGCAGCAACTGCCATTGACGGAATGGTGATTACCGGAGCAACAATCAGAACTGCCGCCAGCGGCGGGCGCGTAGAAATGGATTCCGTGAACGGAATTCGTGTCTACGTAACTGGTCCGGTGCTGGTCGGGCAATTCTCCGACACCGGAATTTCATTACTAGGCTCGTACTTTCAGATACGTTCTGCCGCGTCTGGTGCTCGTGTCGAGATCGACGGCACATATGGAGTGAGATCCTACGATAGTGGCAGCGTGCTCAGAGGACAGATAGGTGTTGATGGTTACATCAAGGCCTACGAAGTGCGCTCAACTGACGACGGTGTGAAGTTAATGCTCGGAGGTACGACAGCCGCATCCTTCACGGAGCCGGGCGGGGGTCAAATCGTTTTCACCCCAGCGAACGCATCCATATCTATTGGTGGAATCTTCAGCGCAAAAAGCATATCGATCTGCTCGGCTGGATATTCTGATTATGTCTATCTCAAAATGGGCTCAACCACCGTACTATCGGCCACAAGTGGAGCCGTAGACATCGCGGGAACGCTCGCTTGCGACACATCATTGACGATCGATGCTGTAGCGATGACATCTTCTCAACTGACATCCGTGTTGAATCTCATCGGACATACGCATGCTTACTCTTCGTTATCTGGATTACCCACTCTTGGAGACGCAGCCGCCAAGAATACCGGCACAGGTTCTGGGGACGTTGCCGCAGGGAATCATAATCATGATTCAGCATATGCCGCGGCCTCGTACTTTTCTGGAGGTACATTAGCGGTAGGTGTGTCGGTCGCCAGTGCTGACATTGCGACCACCAACGGCGACGTTAAGGGTCATAAATTTGCCATCACCGGAAGTCAATACGTTATTGATGAAAATGGGAAGTTCACCGGATCCGGTGGCATAGATACTGCAGGAGTTCTCAAGGGCGCGTCAATGACACTTGGATCAACAACATTAAGTGAGGCACAATTAATTTCACTGAAGGCACTGATCTAAAGGAGGAGTGTATGATCACAGTTGATGATTTGAAATTGATTATCGCGGATCAGGCCATAAGCTTATTCGCGTTACAGAGAGATCTCGCAAATGCAATCGTGGAGCGTGACACCGCAAAGCGCAAAGAAGAAGCTGCGGTTAAGACACAGGATGAGAAGACAGGAGGTCGTGATGGGAGAAGTTAAAGCAGCATTTCAACCTACGGTAACATTGCAAAAAGTGACTCGTGACGCGGATGGGGTTGTGACGAAGACCGAAGCGCAACTGGGCTTTGTGCCCGTGCTCGCAGACGCGGAGGCCCACACGTATACCGGACTGCCCATCAATGCGCCGAAAGTCATCAAGCTCAGTTTGGACTTGGAAGAGGGTGATTTTCAGGCCATTGTAGCCATTGGCGCGTACGATGCCGACGGCGTATTTCATCGCAGCTTGGACCGTAATCATCCGGTTGCAATGTGGCGAATCAATCGCAGGGAAACTCCGGAGCTTTGGGACAAATACTGCGAAGGGAAAACGGTTTTCGATCTCAATCAGATCCTGACCGATTTGCACGACGAGGGATTGTTCGCGGTGATGGCCGAAAAACTATGGGGGGTTCCTGCGACGGAAGCGGTTGTGGAATCAGTTCCGACTTTTGCGCCTCTACCTTTACCCGACTTGGAGATCGCTCATGGATGAAAATTCCAATCTGGAAAAACTGCGGATCTTAACGGGTAAGCTGAGTACTTTATCCGAAACTGTATTGTGGAAAAATCGTGATAGGATGGCGCTGGCAACCATCGGGGGTTCGTGCGATTTGCTTGGGGTATACAATGAACCAGGAAAATGCTCCATTGTAACCGGAGATTTTGCTGCAAACACAACACATTCAAGGCATTCCCATCCTCAAACGGAAATTATCATCTGTGTACTTGGAGTCTTTGAAGTGCATTTAGATGACGGAGAGATAGTAGTGTTGCACCCAACTGAAAGCATTACTTTGAAGCCCAGCACACCACATTCATGTCATTGTGACAACGATGCTTTTGTTTTAGCTATCGTCATTCCCGATTCCACGGAGTTTCCCAATGGTAAAAGCTGATGAGACTAATGGTTGGTCAGAATGGAGCAAGTACGTTTTAAAAGAATTAGAACGGTTGAACGAGCAATGTGACCAACTGCGGAAAGATCATTCCAATATGAATGAGAAGTTCAATGAAAAGACGCAGGAGATCAAAACCGCAATTGGTATGCTGGGTACGGAGCTGCGGTTGAAGTCTGGCATTTGGGGTGCGTTGGCGGGGTTGATCCCGGCTATTTTGGTGCTCATTTATTATTGGGTGGCGAAGAAACCATGATTGATACGTTCACAAGTGTGGATGCTGTAGCATACCGACAGACCCGAATGATGTGGCAAATCTTTGTGGTGTTCCTGATCCTGATTGGGTTGCTCTCGGCTTGGTTGACCTGGATTGCACATGACATCACCACACAGGATATCGTCATGTTATCGAATCAGAAAAGCATAAACCTCAACGGTCTGCGTCTCGTCATCTTGCAGGACGAACTGACGATTTTGAGGATCAATGAAGAGCGCAACGGCTACTATCGACAACTGCAACATGGAACGTGGTTGAGTCAACCGTCGTGTGTAGAGTGCCATAAGGGAGATCGAGATGTCGCTAATCTGATGGCAAAGATCCGGGTGCTCGACAAACGCAAGAATGATTTGGTCATCGTAATGGAAAAACGTATGAAGGATATCAGGGATCTGGAATTGCAGAAATGACCACCGAAGAACTCGTCACTTCAAACCTGGGGCTTGCCAAGATGCTCGCAGCTTCATACGTCAAGCGCACTAAGCAGTACGATGAGCTTGACGACATGAATCAGTTTGCTGCTCTTGGATTGATGAACGCAGCTAAAAAGTACGACGAGTCAAAAGGTGTTCCCTTTCGTGCATACGCAAAGATTCTGATCAATGGCGCGTTGATAGATGGCGTCCATCATCAGATGTCCTGGCTCAATGCTGGCAGCAGTCGCAATCACGAAGGTTGTCCCTGCACGAAATTGAACGAAAGTCACATCCGCTCATATGTGGCAGTTGGGCATTCTCCGTACACGCGCACGTGGCACAACGAGCGAATATACCACGTTAGACAAGCCATACTAGGACTGCCCAAGAAGTTACGATTGGTAATCATGCTGCGCTACTACGATGAATTGAGTGAAAAGGAAATAGGCATAGTGCTCAACGTGGTAGAGTGTCGAATCAGTCAGATGTTGCACGAGGCTTACGACATACTGAAGCGCAAATTGCAGTGGTTGATGGCATGAAAACCTGTGGAGAAACAAATGTTAGATATAGATGCCGTTCGTAATTCTGCTTTCATTAGCCTAAAAGAGGATGAAGGTTATTCACAGTTTCCCGCAGCCGACACAGGCAACACGTTGGTGATAGGATACGGACTCAACATAAATCTCGAAGGTGTCACAAAAGCAGAGGCTGCGTGGTTGCTCAACAGCAAGATTAACCAGTGTGTTGCTGACTTGGTTCGAGCCCTGCCTTGGTTCGCCGATCTTGACGTTGTTCGTCAGGCGGCATTGGTGAATATGCGATATAACTTGGGGATGCCCCGTCTGTCTAAATTCAAAAAGATGCTTGCTGCATTGAAAATTCAAGATTGGAAAACTGCCGCAAAGGAATGTCTTGATAGCGATGCGGCGCGGAGTCTGCCGAATAGATACGGGCGTTTAGCCAACATATTGCGTGGGGGAGTCATATGAAACCTACAACATTCGCATGGATTTTTTATTTGTCTGCAGCGGTTCTCACACTTGTTTGGAAGTGGGCCAAATGGTGCCACACGGGAAAAAAGCTGAAAAAACCTGTGCTCCTCAGCACACACGAGTGGTTTGATATCGGACTGTTTGAAGACAAAATCTCGTGGATCACAACCATTTTCGTGGTGTGGCTGTTCGGCGCACTGTACATTGACAAAGTGACGTGGTTGTTTCCCGAGTACTTTTCTGCGATTCCAATTCATCCTGCTATTGCAGGACTGTTTGGGTCCATCATGGAATTCGCAGCGCCTGCGGCGACCAAATTCGTGATCAACAAAATTCCATTCCCCAAAGACGAATAGTGGAGGGAGGTATGTTTGCATGGTGGCTAATGATTCCAGCGCCTGTGCGGAAGATGATTTTATGGGTGATTTTGGCACTCGTCGTTTTGTCGGTGAGTTACTTGTGCATCCTTCGCTACGGCGCTCGGCAATGGTCAAACGGCGAGCAGCAGGGGAGGATTTCGGCAACAACGGAGATCGAGAAAGCAAAAGCCCTGGAGTGGAAGCAGCGCGAAGCTCTGCTGCAAGCGCAAGAAAAACAAAACATCTCAGATCACAAATCAAACGTGCTGGAGCGGCGAGATCTCGAAAAGCTGCGCACCACGCTCGAGTTAAGCGTTGACGCTTCGATGCAGGACATACAAAATAAACTGAAGGAGGATTATGAAAAAATTCGTAACCTTCGTGGTGATATGTTGGATGATGCCATCCGCGCTTTTCTGTCAGGATATAAGTCCTCCGCTGTCGGAAAGTGACAAAAGAATTGTTCTCGAACTTCTGTACAAACTTGTTGCGCAAGAGGCACGACTGCAACTGCTTACGGACACACGAGTTAAGGAAGAAGCGCTGCGCACACAGGAAAAGATTAACTGGGAACGCGCACTGGAAATAGAAAAATCGGCTACCGCACTTGCCGAAAGGGAAAAAGACCTCCAGAAAGAACGTGCGGATTTGTACCAACAGCTTTATAATACCGTCACCAAGAAAACCGGATTCTGGTGCAAAGTGAAAAAGGTATTTTCGCTGGGTACTGCAAAATGCAAATAACATTGTGGCTCCTCGCTGCATTGCGTGTGCTGATCCTGTCAGGCTCTGTGCAACTCGCGTGGGATCCCAATTCAGAAACAGACTTAGCGGGATACAAGGTTTACTACGGCACCATTTCGGGTCAGTACGCATCCCCTCCGCAGACTGCAGGAGTTTCTACTGCTCCCACGTACACAGTGCAAAACCTGGCCCCAGGCACATATTTCTTTGTGGTGACTGCCTACAACACAGCAGGATTGGAAAGCGGTTTCTCAAATGAAGTCAGTACGACAATCGCGGGCGAGCCTCCGGTTCAGAATCCTGTCATCAGTCAAATCGCTGCCGTAAACATCACGCCCACGCAAGCCTCGATCACATGGACAACCGATCTCGCAGCTAATTCAAGAGTGGATTATGGAACGTCCACAAGTTATGGGGGAATTGCGACAGACGCCGCATCCGTAACTTCCCACACATTGCCGCTGTCAGGGCTGACTCCCAGCACGCTGTATCACGCACGGGTTACATCGGGACCGACTGTCAGTTCTGACTTCACATTTTCAACTCTGAGCCCTCCTACACAAAACCCCGTTCTCAGCCAAATCACGGCCAAGAACATAACCGATAAGACTGCGAGCATCACATGGACAACGGATATCTCAGCAGATTCCTACGTCGAGTATGGCTTGACAACTTCTTATGGGACTTTCCTGACCGATGCGGCGCAGGTTACGACGCACGCACTTTCAGTGCAGGGATTACAGGCGGCGAAGCTTTATCATTACCGAGTGAGGTCCAACAGCATCCTGTCTGCGGATTTCTCGTTCATAACAGCATCTCTGCCGGTGACAAGCGCTATCGCGATCACAGGCCCATTGGTTGTGGATCTGACTGCCACGACTGCGCAACTGTCATGGAAGACATCAGTGCCATGTACCACAAGACTCGAATACCAAGCCGCAGGTGGTGCGTTGAAAACTGTGACCGTCAGCAGCACACTCGTCACTGATCATTACGTGAGATTAGCAAACTTGACTTCAGGAAAATTGTACAGCTACACTGCGATCTCCGAGAGCACGGCCGACCGTACGGATGCGAAAGGTTCGTTCCTCACAAAATGAGAATCATTCAAGCAATCATCAGTTGGTTTTTACGTCTCATAGGTATGCCGCGTCCCGCAGTCGCGATCTGGCTGGATGTGGTTGATCCCATAACAGGTCGCATCATAACCCTGAAAGGATTCGGTATGTTTACTCTCCCCGTCGATAAAAAAACCTCAGTACGAGTTGTACGCCCTGTGGATGCTTATGGCAATCCTGCCCGATTGGACGGCCTGCCCGCGTACGCGCTGTCCATTCCAGAAGCTTGCGAGCTTGTCATTTCAGCAGATGGCATGTCCGCAGAGATTCTCCCGAATGGTGCTGTCGGCAACGTGCAGTTGAAAGTGACAGGCGATGCCGACTTGGGTGCTGGCGTGAAGACGATTACTTCTCTCGCAGACATTCAACTGGTTGCGGGAGATGCGGTCGGTTTTGAGATCGAATTCGGCCCTGTCGAACCCAAGTAAGTCAAGCGCAAAAATGGGGAGATTTATTTTTTGTCTCCCCATTGCATTTTAGTTGACAACGCTCTTCTGACTGCGACATAATCTACTCTTCAAAACAACTTAATCAGGAGCGTCGTCATGGCCGAATGTGTGCTTCACGTGGCGAACGTGGATACTTCCATTTCTGGGAGCTGTCCGTGTTTCGCACAGATCGACAAAGAGCTTTCATATAGCTTGGAAGGGTATCGCTTCAGTCCCGCCTTTCGAGGTGGTCGATGGGACGGAAAAATCCACCTTTTCAAGAATGGCACTTTCCCCGCTGGACTTACTACTAGAGTAGTAGGTATTTTGGCCGCAAACGGTGTAAAATACCGAATCGAAGATTCCCGCACCAAAAGCCCCACAATCAACGACCTAAAAAAGGCATATCAGGGTAGCTCCGAAGACTTTTTGCAGCCTCTGAGAGCCGTAGGCGTCGAATTAAGGCCATTTCAGCAGGGTGCGCTCGTCTCCATGCTCAAATTCCAGCGTGGTGTGCTGGTTTTGTCCACGGGCGCGGGAAAAACTATAACAGTAGTAGCAGCGCTAAAAATCCTCGATTTGCCTACCGCTTTCGTAGTCCACACCAAAACCCTCTTGAGTCAGACTGCCGAGGTATTTCAAAAGGCAGGAATCGATGTGAAAGTTTACGGTGGAGGCCGAAAGGAATTCGGGAGAGTTACCATCTTCACAGTTCAAAGTTTGATGCGTTTGATCAAGAGTAAAAATGCACGAACACAACTTGATAAGTTTCAGATTTTGGTCATCGATGAAGTTCATCACGTCAGTAGCACCGGACAAAAAGCGAGCTGGTACGTGTCATCAAGACATTTCACAAACGCACACATTCGATTTGGCCTTACGGCAACACCCAATCTCAAAAAAACTGGCATGTTATTGGAAGCTGCAATTGGTCCAATTATTCATGAGATTCCAATCTCAGAGTTGCAAGGGCAGGGACATCTCTCCACATCTCAAATCAAATTCCTCGAAATATCTTCTCCAAATCTCCATTACGAAAACTACCGCAATGCATACCTCTACGGAATTGTGAAGAGTGTCCCTCGCAATGCTCTTGTAAAACAGGAAGCGGAGCGCTTAGCAAAAGAAGGCCGGATTGTTTTGGTGTTTGTGGAAAGAATTGACCATGGAGAAATTCTCAATGAGCTTATCGAGGATTCTATCTTTTTATCAGGTAACGATGACGCAGAATATATTGCGGATGTAAAACAACTCACCAAAGATCGACAAGTAAAAATCCTTATCGTTACCAGAAAGCTTTTTGGCGAAGGTGTGGATATTCCGGTTGTTGATGCTTTGATAAATGCGGCAGGCGGAAAATCTCCCGTGGTTTTTACACAGATGTTCGGAAGAGGTTTACGAATCGCAGAGGGAAAAACGGAATTGCAGTACATCGATTTTTTGGACAACACAAACAGGCATCTTTTAGCACACGCAAATTCTCGAATACGAACTTGCAAATACAAATTGAAACAACAAGTAATCATACGTGATACGGAGGGGGGCGAACATGTCCATCGGAACACGAAGAGTGGTGCAAGTATTGAGAGACGATATCCAACAAGCAATAGCAGCAATCGAAAATGGGGGAGCTACCGACGGAGCACGATTGCAGGATGACATGCTCTTGGGAGTTTGGCTTCCTTGGCAGATTGCAAAAGCTGCGAAAGTGTCGCAGCGTACGGCCTATGCAGCACTAGCAGCGTTGCACAACACAGGGGTTTTGCAAAACACGATTGGGCGGGAGTATGTCATCGCGTTCAAGCAGCCTCGGGGCTACGTGAGTCCGCTCCTTGTGGCTTATGACGCTGTGCGAAAGCTCTCGACAATTGAAGCACTCACCAAAAAAGGGCGTGCGCGGCAGTTGTTTTCTGAGGTTTCCATTCAAATAACCGTGTTGCAGAGGTTGGGAGAACCAGAGACACGTGGTGTGAATGCATACGTGAAATACCTGCGAAAACGACTCTCAGAGTCAGGAACACGTCTCATATCGGCAAAGAAGTATCTACCGCGTGAAGAATACGAGCCGCTCATGGATGAGTTGGCAGATGTGCTGGAAATGGCGGAAGTTGAGCGCGGTCAATCAGATAACCTCAAAAGTTGCAAAAATGGCAGTTTCTCTACTAAGTATAATAATATAATAAGTAATAACTCTTTACTTAGTAGAGAACACGACGGTTTTGCAACTTCTCCAAGTAAAGTACACATTTCAAACGAGTTAGCCCCAAAAAAGCAGAAAAAACGCCTTCCAGCCGTAGATTTACCCCCAAAAAAGGCACAGTTAGTTCGCAACCTTGGCGGGAAGCGTGTGTTCAACTTGATGCACCAAGCTTACAGAGCTGTGGCAGGTCGAAGAGGTGTCTTCAAAGCCGCTTGGGAAACAGTTCATGCCAATGTGCGAGAGTGCATGTGTGTTCTGGGCGAGGGTTTTGTGGAGCTTGGTTTTACGGACACCGAAGAGATGCTTTCTTTGATTAAAGGTGCATTCGCATACCACAAGCTTATTTATCGAAGATTTCCTCCACACAAGAGTTTGCACTGCGAACAAATGATTTATTGTTTGGAGTCCATGTGCAAAGCTCATGGACAAATGAATTGGTACAGAACCACTGAGCCCGAAGAGTTAGCTGCACACGAAATTGAATTGGAGCGTTGGGGATTACAGGCGTCAACTGTCGCAAGATTATTGAGGATGCCTGATCCGAGAACGCATGGGGGGAAGTTCTTGAAAGAGTTCAATCAGTGGATCCTTTTGAAATCCTACAAGGATTTTCAAGATCAGCAAATGCGTCATGCACAGTTGTACCGTCAGGGACTGCCCCCAAGGTATTACTTGCAAGCGAATATTGAGTACATCAAAAATCAAAGAGGTCGTACTTACGAAGAGTTGATGGGCGAGTTTGCTCGGCAAAGAGCGACTGCTCACATGCAAATAAAAGAACCGTCTTTGTATTGTGAGATCGAAGAGATGCCAGAGAGGCTCATGACCGAAGAAGAAAAAGCCCGACACAGAGAGGAGTATGTACAGTGAAACTAGACCTTACACAATCCATGCAAACGAAAGTGCTCGCAATGGTGGTTTATTCCACTGAGTTTTTGAACACCATGCGCGAGAGATTACAGCCCGAACATTTTCCATCGAAGGAACAGTGGACGGTGTGTTCCTTAGCATACGCATACTTTGATAAGTTTGCGGTAGCGCCTGGGGACAACATTTCGAATGAGGTTCTCAAGTACGCAAAGCGCACGAAGGTTTCTGATGAAGGTCAAATGTTGATTCTTGATCTCATCGACGAACTGGCCCCCTCAGAACTCGGGGACGAATCCTATGTCATCGAAGAGGTGAACAAATTCATTCAGCATTCCGAGATGCGTCAAGTGCTGGAGGATTTTCTACCGAAGTTTTCCTCCGGTGAATATGATCTGTCGGAACTGACTGCGCCTCTTATGCGCATCCAGAGTCAAAAGCAGGAAGCTGAAGAAGGAGTGCCCGACGTACTTGCGGAGACGTGGCACAGAAGCGTAGCTCGAATGGCAGAGGAAGAAGCCCCTCCGATAGCTACACTTATACATCCTTTGGATGCAAAGATGAAAGGAATCAAGCTTGGTCAAGTAGGAACTATCATGTCTCCCTCGGGAGTGGGGAAGTCATTTTTTCTAGTACATCTCGGCAAGGCCGCACTTGCACAGGGGATGTCCGTTTTTCATTACACGTTGGAAATGTCCAGGGATGAAATCATCACACGTTACGATCAGATGTTCATCGGCGCGACTGAGGAAGAGCTTTCGAATTCTGCAATCGCGAGAAAGTTGGCAAAGCGTGTGCGGACATTTCAGCAGCATGGTGGGGCACTGCAGGTGGTGTACCTTGCATTTGGTTACGGTGAAACTGCAAAGCGCTCAAAAGTAGAGGCGCTTCGCCAGGACTTTCGGAATCGTGCTGCAAGAGATGGGAAACCCAGTCTCGTAATTATTGACTATGGCGATCTGTTGGCAACGAATGGAAAGAACAGATACGAAGAGCAGGGGATGGTGTGGCGTGCATTGAAAGCGTTTGCTGTGGAGGAGAACATAGCAATTTGGGTCGCTACTCAATCAGCGAGATCCGGTGTCGGTGTCAAACGTATTACCGAATTGGAAGTAGGTGACAGTTATGAGAAGGTTCGTGTCTCGGATATTTTTATAGGTTTCAACCGCAATATTATCTTCGATACTAAGAATCGACAGTGGGAAGAGAAAGACGTGCTGCACAACGAACGTGTGGTCCGATTGTTTGTAACCAAGCACAGAGGTCGCGGAGATAAATACGATGTGAGTTTCGCATGTGATTTCACACACGGAATCTTTTATTCCAGCTCGGCTACTATGGTTCTTGGAGATGAGATCAAAGGTTACAACGCTGAGCAGGAATTGAAAGCAGGAACGACTGCCACACGTAGACGCTCCAATGCAAGAACTCGGGTGCTGTGATGACAAAGACTGAACGTAATAATGTATGGTTGAAGATTGCGCGTAAACGGCGCAGAGATGCATTGCTTAAAAAGATGGGGGGTGCCTGCCAGCAATGCGGGCAGGTTGAGAAATTGGAGTTTCACCACCCTTATGGGCGGGATTGGATTGCGCGGTCGATGAATCCATACTTGCGAATGAATCACTATGAGCGGGATTTTGCGGAAGGCAACTTGGAGCTTTTGTGTAAGTCTTGCAATGCCAAGACGCTTCCAAGACCTCGGCCTGGGGAGTTGGAACCTCTTGAGGAACTTCCTTTTTAATTTCATTATTCTCTTGCTATTGGAAATCTTACTTTAGTATAATAGTACTTTGAGCTGGGAAATTGCTGAACAGTATGGAGGGTTGGCCGAGTGCCTAAATCCCGAATCGATATTCGGGAGCCCTCCTGCTGTTTTGTGTGCGAGGCCGCGATGCTGTTGGAATGGTTGGAATCTCATTTGAGGGTGAAGCGTGATAGGGGCGATGCTTATCGAGCTTGTTGTCCCCTATGTGAGAATCATGGGAAGTCTCCCGATACGAAGTTTCATATGGGGATTTCTCTGAAAGAGAATTTTCAAGCATTCCATTGTTTTCGGTGTGACAGCAGCGGTTCGGTGTTGGAATTGCTTCATGAGCTTGGGTTGCCTTGGAAAGATGCTCACGTATTGATCGGGCTCAAGCGAGGCCGTCAAGGGACGTTCCCCCCTTTGACCGCTCCGATCTCAGGGAAGGTTGTGGCGCAAGCCTTCCCCGTACCCAAAGAGTGCAAGCCTTTGAGCGGTACGAGACCCAGACATGCCGCAGCACTTCGTTATCTATACAAGCGTGGCGTCGGTCAGGATCTGATCGAGAAGTACAAACTGGGATTTTGCGTCTTGGGCGACTATGCACAGAGAGTGGTTCTTCCCGTCGAACATGAGGGCGTGATGGTGGGGTTCACTGCGAGAGCAATTTCTCCAGACGAAAAGCCTAAGTACAAGTTTCCGCCGGGATTCAAAGCTGCGGATTATTTGTACAACTTCGACAATGCCAAGAGCAGTTCATATGTGGTGCTCACCGAGGGGCCGTACGATGCAATGAGACTTCCAGATAGCGCAGTTGCATTATTTGGGAATCGTTTATCCGAGCGTCAAAAGTTATTGATCACTCGCACCTGGGGTAGGGCCGTGATAATGCTGGACCGCGATGCTGCGAAGTTCGCTGCTGAGATGGCAAGAGCGTTGTCGGCATTTATGCATATCTCCGTGACGTTCGTGCAAGCGAAGGATCCAGGTGAGGCTGAGCAATGTGAGATCGACCACGTTGTGGCACAAGCGTTGCGTAATGTGAATTATGGGTTAGGAGCTTTCTTATGAAGAACAAGATTTGGAGTCTGAACGACCGGGAGGATATCGTGTTGAAAGTCCTTTCGGATTTGGGTTATCCCTTGAGGCACACAATGGGACCGACCAATCGAAGTAGGTGCTATCGAGATAGTGCTGGTGAGCTTGTTGTGGTGCGCACCATGAACCTGGGATCTATAGGTATGACCACAAGCGACCGTGTTTATAGGTATCCCGCGTGGCAGTTGCATACCAACTCGGTCCCCAAAAATACCAAGGTGTTGATTGCAGGGTTGTTTGACGAAGAGGGTCTGAGGGTGATCTTGTACGTCAAGATCCCTGTCGCCTCCGGTATGCTGCACCACACCGTGCTTCCGAGGCGCTTAGGCAGCGTGGAGCGATTTGGTAAGATCATTTACTCGACCGATCCTGGCGAGGTTACACTTACAATCAAGTCAGTCAAAAAGAGGTGTGCATGAGTCAGACCGAAGGTCTCTGTGATGTGTGCGGGGAGTTTGTAAATCCCGATGAACTGTGTGGGTGCGAGGACTGCGGCAAGATGTACTGCGAAGCTTGCTCTGGTTCGGAAGACGCTCAGTGCTCCGATTGTGGGACGTGATTTCGAAGTAAAAAGACTTGGAGATCTGCGTTTTACTGTGTGAAACGTGATTTCATTCTTAGCGTTTCGCTGTGTGAAATGTCTTATTACTACTCTTATAGTAGCAAGCTCATTTTATTTCATCTTTTTAGTTGACTATAGACATACGGTATGTTACTATTACACTTCCACTAGAGTGTACGCTCGAAATGGAGCTTGAATCTGATTCAAGTGGGAGGGATGTGGGAGTGAGAGCCCGCTGGGACGAGCCCACAACCCTTGAAAGGGGTCGAACATTCACCTCTTTCGAAACCAAAAAGTCCAGAGCGGTGGACCCGCATGGATGACGCCGACAAGGGATGTTTTGGGACTAGGGCGATTGGCGAGGCCGCAACGAAAAAGACTTGGGCGCTTGGTTCTGATTGCCACTTCTGGACGGTGAGTCTGACAAGAGGGCAAGGATAGCATCCTTGAGATGCCACGAGAAGTCCTGAGAACCCGTACAAACATTTTTCCCGACATAGCAAATCGGGTAGCAGGTTAGCGCAGAGTCTAATCGATCAAGTGGGCGAGATGCCCGCGAGGGATCGGAAAAAAGACTTGGCGTGACTCAGCGATAGTGAGGAAAGTCCGTGTTGAAACAAACACGGCAGGGGTCGCAGTACTCCGATACGAAAGACCTTGAGACGCTAAATCCCGTGAGCGAAACTCCGACAGGTGGAAGTCCGGCGAGGACGAACAAGCTTGAAGGGTGTTAGGGAAAGGATTGGCGCAGTGAGATGAGAGACGTGGATTGGCCGCTAGGCGTCACACGTTGATCTCAGTGAATATCTCCCTTGAAGGCAACCAAGTAGAATCTGCATGAGTTCAACATTGCTCATTGTGCGCGATGGCACAGAAACGAATGTCAGTGAGGGTCCATAGGATAAACCTCACTCAAATCAAAAAACCTACCTTTAGGACACAATCCAAACAGACGATATGAGCGGCGATGTACGGGGCTTCCACGACGGTGACGCACGTGAGCCCCGAAATGGCTGCACCATGTTGGTACGGTCTGGTAAAAGACTCGGATTTTCAACCATCATCCAAAAAGAAGAGGTGAATAGTATGGCAAGATTCGCAAATGCTTTTGATGCTTCAAAAGACAAAGTGATCGCGACCATTACGGTCGGCAACATCGAGGACTACGAAGTGGTACTCGCGCTGATGTCCTATGACGGAGGCAAACCCAAGATCGCGGTCATGGGGAAGAGTTCCCCCGATGCGTTCGGTTCCGTTCGCACTTGGCCCATGAAGCGGATCGGCCCCGACGTGATGGACCTGATCGCAACCAGTTGGCCTAAGTTCAAGAAGCAGCTTGGGAAGAAGTTGATGGCGTAGTTGGTAACGGCCTTGGGGGCGGGGTGGTCTCGCCCCCATAACGTAAGAAAGACTTGGAGAACTTTATGTCGATTGCAGAGCGTAGATTTATTGCAGAAGGTTGGGGTGATCATCTGAAGGCTTTGATGAAGAAGGATGGTTTGACGCGGGAAGAAGGCATGATGGTCATTGCGAGGATTCGCAAGAATCTCCGAGGCAAGAAGCTCCCCGTATTGCGGGGGCACTTGTTGCTTCGGTGCGAATGGTGCTTTCAGGCAATTGATCCAGACGACGAGAACGTCGAACAGCGGGGTCGGAAGTTTTATCACAAACACAATTGTTTGTCTTAGGGGTTTTTATGCGATTGAAAAGACTTTGCAGGAGATGCAACAAGGTAGAGGTCAAATTCCCGAAACTGCTTCGGGGTATGTTGGTTCAACTCTGTGCGCGATGCTATGTGATTGCGATTCACGAAGTCCCCGTCCAAAAAGAGGTGTCGGGGAATTAGGGTTGGGGTTATGATGGCTCGAATGGTTACGTGTGACGATTGAAAATACTTGGAGGATATTGTCTATGCCCGTGCGCCGCGAAAAGGCGCGAGTCTCGAATTGAGACCATCTTGACAAGATGCAAAGAGACTCAGGGAAATACTAATGCGGTAAGTAAGAGGGGCGCGGCTGAGAGGTCGCGCCCCAAGCGTTTCATCCGCTTATCGCGAAGACGATAGGCGAATGGACCGCTTCGAAGAGCGGTAGTTCAACTCACTTTCAAAAAGAAGAAAAGGGGAACATATGAAAATCAGCAATAGCGTAGCGCATGTAATCGGCAAGATCAACAAGGCAACGAACAAGGCCGTTGTGAAGACTTCGGTGAAGGCGAAGGCAGTTGTGAAGGCTTCTCCCGCTCCCGCGATCAACCCTGCGATCAAGCGCACCAAGCCTGGGAAGCAGGTTGTCGAGGCCGTTATCGAGGCTCCGGTGCGTCGCCCCAAGGCTCCCGAGACTTCGGCGGTGAAGGAACTCACCCCGACCGACCGCGCCATGATCAACGCCATCGACGATATGATCAACAGCGCGTGGTCAGTCGTTGTCCGTAAGGTTGAGCCCCTGTTGGGATCGTGGGACAAGGCAGTTGAGGATGGCACTGCCAGTTTGAAGCTGGCGAGCGACGTTCGCAACCGCGTTCGCCTCTACCTCGTGGACGCTTCGAAAGAGTTGGAGTCCTAGAGGTTTCAATTCAATCCATCGGCCCCCTCACGACGAGGGGGCCACAGAAGACTTGGAGGTTGGTATGGCAATTTGGTTAGTGCTTCACCAGAAGCTTGTAAAAGACTTCAGGTTTTTGGAGCAGAATTTTGATCCCTGGGTGCCGTATGTGTTGGTTGCTGAGGTTAAGGCTGAGACCATCGAAGAGGCTTTTGCGGCAACCAATCACCTTGGGGGTAACTGGCAGGATAACTCTCGCGTCATAGACTCTTGGCCCGAGAATCTCAAACGGGGAAAGGGGAATCGTTCCACGATGGTCAACGATATCATCATTCAGGAAAGCAAGTCCATGCTGACCGCATGGGCAGTCAGAAACTTCGGTTACAAACTTCTCTTCAAAAAGGAGATCAAATCATGCTCGTCAAAAGACACCCAATCAAAAAAGCGGTTGTCAAAAAAGGTGCTACCGCTTCGAAAAAGAACTTTATCAAAGCCAAAAAGCCTGGCATCAGCAGGAGGAAAACTTCAGCGGCCGTCTACCCTGACGGGAGCACGTGGGCTTCGTCTAGTGAAGAAACCACGTTGAGTGCTACGGTGTCCTGTCTTAGCAGAACGCTCAATACCATCTTGGGCTATCGCAACGAAGAGCAAACGGTCGAAGATGTTCTGGATCAAATCGAGAACGTGCAAACCAGTTTGAAAGACTTGGTGGAGATTCTCGAAGGCGAGTGCTACGATGGCGGTTATACGAAGGTCAACCCAAAGCTGCGGGGGAGGTAGTATGAAGCTGGATGATATTATGTTGTTGCTTATTCCGCATCTTAACGGTGCCGATAGGCAGCAGTTGTCGAACTTGGCGGATGCGTGTAAGGAAGCGTTGCAGCCTCTCTCCGATAGTGATCGGAAGTTTATGGACGGTATCATGTACACTCTGTGCTTGGCGTCTTGTGGGGCGTTGCTTATGCAAGATGCACTGCGGTCGATGTCCCAGAATGGGTACGAGACTAATTTGGATGAGTTGGTCGAACAGGCGCTTGTGAAGCATGCCTCTTTTGTGTTCGAGACTTTGGGTAATAGGGTCACTGTTGAGAAATCCCGTCGGAAGGTCTCAAAGAAAGATCTTACTCAGGCGAAACCCGCAAGCAGCAGAGTTCAGTAATTGAGTTGTGAGAGGTTCGCGAATCAGCGCTTGGCGCTTAAATAAGGCGACACCCTAGAGTGCCTTACTCAAGGGGTTTCGTGAACCTCTCTCCAGAAAAGACTTGGAAACATTTAACCTAAACTTAGGAGAGTATATGATAGGCAAAAAAAGTTCCTCTCATGTCCGCAAGGTCCGCAATGTGTCTTCGAATGGTAATGGCAAACTGTACACGCATTTCAATGCTGCTGTGAGTGCTTTGGATGATCAGTTTGTGGAGCGCACCGAAGTCCTGCACGGCGCGATGGTTGCGGTGCTGGCACAGAAGCACCACTTTCAGATTGGCCCGAAGGGCGTGACCAAATCCCTGTTGGTTGAAAAGGTCTGTGAGACGTTCGCGGACTCTGCGTACTTCGAGCACCTTGTGAACAAGTTCACCAAACCCGAAGATCTCTTTGGTCCCATCCGCTTGTCCGGTCTCAAGAAGGATGTCTATCGTCGGAATATTGATGGCATGTTCCCCTCTGTGCATTTTGCGTTCTTGGATGAGTTTGACTTTACGGACTCACTCGCAGGGTGACTTGCGATACGTAACAGGGCTGTATGCGGGAACGTCTGAGTATCCTAAACTACCGAGGCTTATCACCGGATGTCGGTAAAAATGTTTGGGTGCAGAAAATCCGCAGGGAAGCCGTGATTGGCCCCTCAACGACTACACGCCTTGCTCTTGAAATCCTTAGTGTTTTCTGTTATGCTATTCAAAGCATAAGGAGAACGCTATGGGCGGAAAACCATCTGATCCCGACTATTACAAAAAGTATTATCAGAAGCACCGTCAACACCTGATTGAAAGGTCGCGGGAGTGTTATGCCGTACTGCGATTAGATAAGGCTTTCAGGCGAAAGGAAAAGCTCAAACGTGAACTTCGGCATTTTGGAATTTTGCGAGTTGAGATTTTCAAAAAGACTTGGGGCAGATGTTTTGACTGTGGTGCGAAAGCTACCGTAGTGCATCATCTGGATGGCGATGGGAGATCTTACGAATCTTTGGGTTTGACTCCTGGACATTCGCCTGAGAGGTTGATGGGGTTTTGTCGTGGGTGTCATTTGTTGCGTCATCGACAGGAATTGTGTGCTGCTTTGAAAAGTAAGTATGCGGGTCGGTGGGCGTTTCATTATGATGCTTGTATTATTTGCAACACGACAGAGCGTAGGCACGAAAGTCATGGGCGATGTGTACGATGTTGTGCCCGTATCCGTTGGCAAGAGAAAGCCAGAATCAAGATGAAGATATAGTCTGCTCTTACGTGCGAACGTAAGCTAACACAAAGGTTTCAAAGCCACAGGTTCTTTACTCAATTCGTTATTGGCGTTGTTGGACGAGCGGCGACTCTTTTTCAACGGCGATGAAATTTTGCAGACCCCGTTGGTGTCTATGTTCGCGGCGTCGAATGAACTGCCAGAGTCTCAGGAGTTGGCCGCGTTGTACGATAGGCTGATTCTCAGGTATCCGGTAGGTGACATCATCGACGATTCGAACTTCGAAAAGATGATGACCACAGTGAGGATCCAGGGTTGTCCTGGCATGATTCCAATGAAAGACTTGGAAAAAGCTTGGGTCGCAGTCGATGCTGTAGACGCTTCTCAGGTGCCGTCTTTGTGCCGAGATCTTCGTGGCAAGCTGAAAACTGAAGGTTTGACGTTTTCGCCTAGGCGTTGGCGTGAGAGTAAGAAAGTCCTGCAGGCGGAAGCGTTCTTGAATGGCAAGGATCAAGTGACTGCTGAGGAGTTCTCGATTCTGCAGCACGTGTTGTGGGAGAAACCTGCCGACATCAAGGTTTCGTCCAGAATCATCTTGCAGATGGTCTCGCCCGACATTCAACTCGCACTGGATATTTTGGACAAAGCTTCCGAGGTCCATAAAAACGCGATGGACTCGAAAAAGTCCGACGTGGGGATAGAAAGCAATGAGAAGCTGAAAAAGCTCATTGCGGACGCTGGCAAGCTTCGTAAAGATCGCAAGATCGAAGATATTCAGGCGCAACTTCTCAAGATGCAACGTGATATTATTAAGGACTGTATTGGATTCTCCTTTTAGTTAGGGGGTTTTATGCGAAGACGCAGACGGATGATTGCTCCGGTCCCGCCGACTCCGAAACAGGTTCTTGCTCAGAACGACCCTGAGCAGGAACTTGTGGACGAGGATGGTGTGCCGATTGGAACGGACGCCCGAGAGGGTGTCGCGAAGTACACTACCAATGTGGATACAATGGATAAGGAATTGTTTTCGTCCCTTGTCAAAATGCATCCACATATGATGGCGCAGATGGGGAAGCAGTCTCAGCCATTTCGGGATCTTATGACAGACGGCTTCGGGATCTTCTACAAGTATGCTCCGAAAATACTTGATGAAGTTCCTGAAGCGCGTAGCGCCAACGCGCAGGTGATCGAATCAGTCATGGGCCTTCCTGAGTATCAACACCTCAGGGCGTTTTCCAGAGGCGATGAGATCAACGCTGTTGGTGCATTGATCGCTGTGGAAGAAGCCTTTAAGAAGCTGCCAAAAGAAGTGCGCGATGGGCAAAACAAAGTCGATTCAATTCAGAAAGACTTGGACGATTTGCTCGATAAAGGTGATCCTGCAGACGTGCCTGAGGCCGAGAAGAAGGTCAAAGATAAGCAAGTCGCACAAAAGAAATTGCAAAAGTCGCTCAAAAACAACGCTGGCAAGATCCGCAGGATCGTTCGAAAGGAGTTGCAGAAGGCTCAAGAGGAGGTGGATGCCAACCAGGAATTATCCGAAGCATTCGGGTGGGGCACAGGTGTTGGAACGGAAACAAAGGTTAGCTTGCAAGAGCGTATGAAGTTGGCGCACAAGGTTCACAGTATGCCTGATCTTCACAAGTTGGCGCGGTTGGCTGGCAGGATGATCGCGATTGCAGAGCGTAAGCAGTCGGAGAAAGTCGAATACATTCGCACTGAAGTTGAGGGGATCGAGCTGGGAAATATTCTGGCAGACGTGGTTCCCGAAGAGTTTATCAAACTGGAAGACCCTGATTTGGAGGACATTTTCTACAAGGATTTTCTTGACGCAAAGCTCACTCAATATGAATTGAGAGGCACCGACTCAAAGGGTCAGGGGCCAGTCTTCGTCGCGTTAGACAGCTCAGGTTCTATGACAGGAATGGTGTGCCCGAATGGCGAGGAGTCCTATTCGACGGATGCAGAGGGCAATCCCACATTGAATTCAAATGTGTATTCCCGTGAGCAGTGGGCCAAGGCGGTCGGTATTGCGTTGTTGTCCATCGCAGTTAAGCAGAAGCGCGATTACGTGGCAGTGTTGTTTGATTACGTGGTCGGCAAAAAGCTGATCGTTCCTAAAGGCACGACTCCAACTGTGAAAGACTTGGAGATCTTTTTTGGGGCTTTCACAGGTGGGGGCACAAGCTTTGATCCGCCGTTGCGGGAATATCTCTCGCACCTGGAGAATCAAAAAGACTCTGATTGCATTTTCATTTCGGATGGGGACTGCCAAATTTCTGGTCCTGTGCTTGCGCATTTCAATAACGAGAGGGAGCGTTTGAAGTTTGATGTGTTCCCTGTGTTCATCGGTGATTCTTTAGATGAGGAGGCGTATGGTGTACAGGAATTGAGCAAGCTCGGCAAAGTCATGCACGTTCCTGGAGACAAAGAGGATACCATTCTCAGCAATCTCTTCTCAATATAAGGGGTTCGAATTGGTTGCATGCAGTACCTTGACCAACTAGAATCCCCTTTTGAGGAGGTGATATGCAAAATTTGGTTTTGAACTTTGGACATATTCCCAGCGAACAATCAACGGCCTTTCTAAAAGAAAAGTTTGGCGAAAATTTTTTGTACGTGCATCAAAGACTTCGAATTGATTTCAGTGCTCCCATGGAGCGCCAGATTGTTGCGACCGTGGATGCTGTTGAGCGCCAGCTTGATGGGAAGGCGTTGTTAGAGCGTTGTGCAGTTTACATTCTCACGCCAGGGCTGACCGACCCCAGTATTCTTTTGGTGATTGAACTTTTCGGTAGGACGGGAGCATTCCCAAACTTGCTCCTTGTCAGGCGTGAGGATGGGGATTTTACCGTTTACGATGTAATTGATGGCGAAAAGTTCAAGCTCCGCGCTAGGGGCCGTCGAAAAGAAGTTTCAACCCTCGTTTAATAATTCCAAACAGGCATATGGTTCGGTCGGGCAAGAACGTCCCGAACGGGCCGTGCCATTCTTTTTGAGGACTGCATGGTTGCTCAAAATTGTATCTCAAGACGCGGACGCCCACCAGTTCCTGTGGGTGTTCGTTTTTGGAAAAAAGTCAATAAGCACGGCCCCATCCATCCTATTTTGGGAACTCGTTGTTGGCTGTGGACTGCGGGGACTTTCAAATCGGGGTATGGCAACATCTTTAGCGGAGGTCAATTTGGCAAACCAACTCGTGCACACAGAGTTTCTTGGGTGCTTCACAACGGCAAAATCCCAAAAGGGCTTTGTGTGCTTCATAAGTGTGATATTCCGCTTTGTGTGAATCCAAAACATTTATTTCTAGGCACCTTCGCAATTAACAATCAAGATTGTATCAATAAAAATCGGCGCAACGCTCCTTCGGGGGAATTACATCACTATGCAAAGTTAACATCTTTCAAGGTGATACAAATTCGTAAATTGTATTCTTCGGGAGGCGAGACACTAAAATCTCTTTCTCGTAAATTTGGTGTTTGTTGTTCGGCGATTCATAATATTATTACGTTTCGAAGGTGGAAATTCGTTGGTACGGAGTAGGAGTCCTGCACGGCGAAAAAGTCTTGGTGTGTATATAACTTGTGAATTCAAAAAAGGAGATTCCAAATGAAAGTAAAACGCGAAGTCTTAATCGGGAAAGTCAAAGAGTACATCGAGAAGTGCCAAGCCACGTTTGCTGAGGTGAGGGCACAGAGTGATGCATATAGCGGTTTGTCTTCTCAGACATCTCCGGTGGACCTCGTTGCGTTTGCGACTGCAATGCTCGCAGATACCGCGTTGTGTGTCAAGAATGTCGAGGTCATGCATCAAGGTGGTGGTTTGTTTTCCGTGCGTGTGGAGACTCAGATTCCTGAAGATGAGGTTCCACACGAATTCAGGCGCGACCGTACGGCGCAGGAGTTCAAGAACAAGCTTGATTTTTTGACTCACAAACTTGATTACGCGACTCGGCAACTCAAGTTGCTGGAGCTGTCTTGTGACGAGACTGTCAACATCGGCGGCAGAAACGATGAGCAGTACGCTCAGTATTTGTAATTGATCTTCGTGGGCGACAGGGGTGGGCCGCAGTCGGATAGTGCGGTTTGGGCTGACAAGGCCAGTGCTTTCCCAACACGTGACCCCTTCTACTAAGGATGTGCCGGTTCGATTCCGCAGTCGTCCACGAAACCCCGCCACGTTTGCCGCTCAAACTCGGAGGACATCCGGTGAGCGGATAGTAGCGTGGCGGGGACAATTAAAGACTTGTTTTGAGAAAGTATAGGGGTTAGCATGGCAAAAAAGAGCGCGTTCGATCCCAACTTCAGGGGCTGCGATGTTTGTCCACTAAATATCAACAGAACTGCGAATTTTGAGGGGCAAGTTCGACCATACCTCCCAAATATTGGTGCTGGTGGATTGCTCTTCGTCGGCGAAGCCCCTGGAGAGGACGAAGTTGCACAGGGAGTCCCTTTCATCGGTAAAGCTGGACAGACGTTGCGGCTTGCAATGCGTGCTGTTGGCATTGATCCGCTTCAGGTGTCGATTGCGAATGCCGCGAAGTGTCGGCCGACTCTTGGAAAGGCAAATAGAGCGCCTACCGATCAGGAAGTTTACTGTTGCTCAAAATACTTGGAGGAAACAATCTCGAAGTGTCAGCCTAAGGTCATCGTCGCATTGGGCAACACGCCGTGTATGGCGTTGCTTAATCGCGATGGTATTGCCAAGATGCGTGGAACGATTTTTAGGTACAGAAACAAATCGATTTTTGTTGTGCCGACTTGGCATCCCAGTTACGTGATGCGTGTCAGGAACTTTGACCCGACTGTAATTGATCAGTTCATTTCCGATTTGCAGTTGGCACAAGAGCTTCTGACCAAGCCCGTCCCCAAAAATCCGAAGGTGTTTGTGGCGAGATCCGAACATGAGGCTTTGACGCTTTTGGGTTGGGTGAAAGGCGAAACTGCGATAGACGTTGAAGGTGAAGGCGCAAAGATCTTGAGTATCGCCATGACCTTCGATGACGATTACAAAGCGCTTGTGGTCCCGAGACGGCTTATTACCGCTAAGGTCTACGCAAAATTTCAGCAGATTTTGGCAGACTCCAAGATCGCAAAGGTTGGGCAGAACTTCAACGGCTATGATCGTGGGATGCTTGAAGGCGTTTTCGTTTGTGATGTGGAGAATTATGCATGGGACACCATGTATGGTTCTTATTTGTGGGACGAACGTAGGGGGATTCATGACTTGGACATGGTTGCGGCGCGATTCGCCAAGATGGGGGGCTATGATTACGAGTTTGTGGAGTATCGCAGAAAGCTTCAGGGGTACAAGCGCGAGTCGAATGCGATGTATTCTGAATTCATGTCGCACCTCAGTTCAGTGCCCGAAGACCTTCTCTGCAAGTATAATGGTTTGGATGCGTGCGTAACGCATATCGCTGCGGATCAGCAGAGAACGCATCTGACAGAAGATCAGCAGCGCCTCGGCAGATTGTACGCATTCGTTTCACGTGCATACGAAGCGATGGAGAAAAACGGAATCGGTTTTGATATGCCTTACTCCAAGAAACTTTCCAAAGACTTGGAGAAGCGTATTCGTCATTTGGAACGCAGGGTTAGGTTGGCCGTGGGGGATCCGAGCATCAACGTGAATTCGGGTCCACAGATGGGTGCGGCATTATTCGATAGATTGAAGCTCCATAAAAAGCTCCCACGTGAAGGTATTCAGGAAATCGGAAACATGAAAACGCCTACAGGGCGCTGGTCTGTTTCTGATCCAGTCATCACGATCCTCAATAAGTATGTGAAGAATCCTGTATTGGAGGCGTTCTCCGATTTCAAGGATCTAAGCAAAGACAAAGGTACGTTTGTCGATGGTATCTGGGAGATCGTGGGTGCGGACGACCGTGCGCGTGCTCCGTTGTTTCTTCACGGAACCGACTGTGTGTCTGCAGATACGTTGATTTGGACCAGCGAGGGTCTCGCGTTCGCAGATGTCTTGTGTGATCATAAGGAGGGATTTGTTTCCCGCAGGATTGGGATTTTGTCGCCAGACGGTCCTAGAAATACTTCATATACGTATGTTGCGCGGAGGCGCACGACGTTGAATCTCACTTTTGGGTGCGGACTACATTTGTGCTGTACGCCGGAGCACCCGTTGTTGACAGAAACGGGCTGGAAGGAGGCAGCCGATCTCACATCTGCAGATTACATCCAGACTGGATTTGGTGCAAATTTCTTCCCAAGTGTTTCTACTTGTTCTAGTGAGGAAGCTGAATTATTGGGTATGTTTTTGTCTGATGGGCACATCACAAACCGGGAGAATTCGGGACATTACTCTTTGTCCATTTCAAATAGAGATATTTATGTTCTAAAACGTGTAAATGCAATTTCTCAGGTTTTATACGCTCGGGAGACTTCTTGGGATGCCAGCAATGGCAGCGTACACATAACCGGAAAGGACGTTACTGCTAAATGGTTGATGGATTTCCCTTTGAATGGTGCGGCGGAGAAGCACGTGCCTGCGTGGATCTTGGGGGGAGACAAGTCAGCGATGTGTGCATTCGTTCGTGGGGTTTCGCTAGATAGTAGCTGGTGTGTTGTGCGTAATGGGAAATGCTTACAGTATCTAATCAGGTTTCGTTCTTTGGACAAGTTCCGATTGGAGATTGTTCAGCAAGTACTTTGGAACTTGGGGGTGCGGTGCCATTTCAAACGCACAGAGTACAAGCATCCAGTTCGACGGACTGGAAATGCCACGGCACCTTATTATTACAGCTTGGATGTGACCGGACATTCAATCCTGCGTTACTTGTCTGAGGTGGGGTGTTTGAGTCAGAAACAAGCGGGAATTGCTAAGGTATTTCGTGCGAAGATTCCCCATACTCGCTCTTGGTCAGAGCACAATTTCAGAAAGGATGGTCTTTATGTGAAGTTGATGCACAGAGAACCTGGACCTGTTATTCCAGTCTATGATTTGACCGTCCCAGTAACACATGGTTTTGTTGCCAATGCTGTTATGAATCACAATACAGGTCGCGCTTCGTATCGGTTGCACAATATTAAAAAGAAAAAGGAATTGCTTGACCAATTCGTAGCAGCCCCCGGACATGTGCTTGTCAAGTTTGACAGCAGCCAGATCGAAATGCGGGTGCTGGCTGAGATGTCTGAGGATAAAGCCCTGCTTCAGATTTTTATTGATGATGCTGATTTTCATGAGGAAACCCGTCAATTTTTGTTTGGTGAAAAGCCTGATGATGCTGAATTGGCAGATTGGCAACGTACTGTAGCAAAATCCGTAAACTTTGGAACTGCCTACGGTTTGGATGCTGATGGATTGTATGATCAATTGTGCAGGAAAATTTCTAATTTTTCTATGTCTCCACAAGAAGTAGCGGATTTTCATAGACGGTACTATCAAAGATTCCCACAATTGCTGAAGTGGCAAAGGGGGATGATTGCATTTGCTAAGAAACATGGTTACGTTGAAAACTTGTTTGGCAGACGCAGACACCTCAATGTGATTGATAAGCATGGCGCGAATCAGGCGATCAATACGCCGATTCAATCGTCGGCGCACGACGTTTTGCTTGTGCAGATCGCGATGTTACTGGAGGCGTATCCGACACACCATTACAAATTCATTATGGAGCAGCACGACGCTGTGTACCTTGAAATCCCGAAGAAATATCTCAAAAAGGAAATGGCATTCGTTCAGAACATTATGAACAACCCAGATACGTTGAAGTGGTTGGGAAAGAAACTCAAAGTGCCCATCAAGGCCGACATGAAATACGGAATTGCATTGGGTAGTCTCGAAAAGGAGGAAGCTGTATGAGGAAAGAGCCGCGTCCGCGTGTTGCGAACTACTTTGGTATGCGCACCGAAGCGCCTTCCGACATTTTGGGTACGTGGTTGGAACCGGAAGAGATCACGTATCCCTCGGGCGCGATGATTCGTAGAGCTAGAGCTTACAATTCAGATACTGGAAAGTTGCAAGTAGTCAGGTGCGGCATTCCAGATACGTTCTTTTCAATTCCTGTTCGAGGAGGAGGTTTTCTCTCAAGTTCCGACGCGGGTATCATGATTTTCCATTCGCGGCAAAAGAAGACTTGGAGGTCTTAAATGTTGCATTGTGATTTTTGTAACTTGCAGGTTCCGAAAGACGCTGAGAAGCGTATCTCTGCGGAAACGTACATCACCGGCACGCACAAAGTTATCGACGGGCCGGTGTTGGTGTTGGAATCCGTAGGGGATTGGTGCGCTTGTCGAGAATGCTCCAAACTGATTGATGCGGATCAGTGGGAAGACTTGGTGGAGCGCGTTTTACGAATTGAGAATGTCGCACCGTACATGGTGGAACCTCTCAGGAAACACTTGAATGCATTTTATGCGAATCTCCGTAAGCACATGTTGCGGAAGAAAGGGGGTGCGGTAAATTAGGAGTTGTGCTAAACTGCGTTTGCGTTTGTACTCTAACTGGGAGAGCCAATATGTTGAGAACCGTAATGACGCTTTTGCTCATGGCGGTGCTGGCGCTTCTGCTGGGATCCTTGGTCGCGACCGCGACGAACTTCGACAATACTAAACCGCTTGTGATTATCGGAGTCGGTCCTCCGCAGTTCATGAGTCAGCCCTCCACGATAAATTTGAAAGTTACTGACACTTGGGTTGTGTGCCCAAACGTATCTGTCGCCTACTTGAAGTTCGATGACCTGTGCGTGATTGCATCTAACAATATAGGATACATTGATACGCGGCGACACGAAGTTCGGTATCTGTTTGGGTACTCAATGCTCGCTTGAGAGTTCTACTTGGATGTAGTAGACCCATTCCAGTGAGGTCGGGCCGGGGCATAAGTCTCGGCCCTTTTGTTTGATGCTACCGAAAGTGAGGTGTGTATGGCACACAATAGCGAACATGGTATTTTGGTTCCTGGGGATTTTCATACGTTGTTGTCCACAAGAATCAAATGCGAAATCCGCGATCAAGGAAAACTTGCGCTCGCGACCGGCGCTGAGTGGTGGAGGGTCAGAGGTAGAACGACCGTGATTCTTACTTCAGGTGATGAGGCTGTCGGCATCGGTATGACAGATAAGAGCGTTCGTGAGATCATGAACGTGGAACGTGGGATCACAATCGCATTGGTCCGAGCCTTTCGGCACATGGCGATTCCCAGAGTTTTTTAGTTGCTTTTGCGTAAATTTTCGATTACAATTCTCCTATCCTAATTGAAACACAGCAAGATACCGTGAGGTGAGGCGATGAAACAGCAGCAAAAAGCACGTTCGCTGATCACTGTGGACGAGTCCGAAGTTTTCGAAGAGTCCAAGTTTGAAGAAGACTTGGATGTGAATCTTGATGATTTGCAACACGCGATGACACGTCATGGCGCGTCGTATTGGAAGTACGGCAAGCTCAGCGCAATTGCCGTGCGTCTGCATGAACGCGCTACGTTGGCGTATGAGATCGCGAAACGTGAACACCAGAGTCTGGAGGCGACCACAAACGAGTTTTATCGCAAGCAGTTGCTTGTAGCGTCTCAGGACGGCAGCTTCAAAGTCACCGAGAAACTGATCGATTCCAAAGTTTTGCAGGATGAACAGTATCTCGGAAGTCAGCGCGGTTTGGATGGGTTAAAAGAAGAACTCGTCGAACTGGAATTCACTGTGGGAATTTTGTCTCTCGCGGAGAAGATCTTTTCCAAACGCACTGATATTTTAACCACGCTTGGCTACTTGGCTCAGTCAGAGCAGAAGTCGGGCGGTATGCAAGTCATGTCTTCAAAAGCAACAGCACGAGCAGATGTTGATCAACTCAAACGCGAAGCGTCGGGCGTCCGGCGCAGAAAGGTCATAAGTTAGTATGGCATTCAAATCGAGAACCTCAGCAGCACCAAAGAAAAAAGGCGTGGACCTGTCTCTCATGCAGCAGCTATATGACGACGCTGAAGCTCAGTCGGGCGGCGGCAAGTATTTCAAGGCTGCAGGTGGGAGGAATGTATTGCGTCTTCTCCCTCCGTGGGGAGACAGTCCGGTTCCCTTCAAGTACGTGTACCGGCACGAGGTCAACGCGAAGGGGAAATTCACCCCGTTCACGTGTGGCATTGACCCCATCACCAAATCGGGAAACTGCTACGTGTGTGACGTACTGGTTCCCGCGTTGCGCGAGTCTGCGGACGGCGGTAACGAAGACGACGCCGCCATTCTCGAAAAGTTGGTGCGTCGTCGCAAGTATTTTTGGAACATTTTGGATCGCACTTCCAAGGCGACCGCTGCCAAGGGTGTGCAGGTCTGGGTTGTCGGTTGGGAACGCTACAAGGACATTCAGGGATACTTCAGCGAGCATGGTGACATCACAGACTCTGACACCGGACGTGATGTGATTCTCAAACGCACAGGCACTACGTTCGACGACACCGAGTACGTCATGATGCCAGGGGATCCTTCCAAGTGCGACATCTCCAAACTCAAACTTGTTGATCTCGATGACGAGGTTGAGAGTATGAGTGAGGATGACATCAAGAAGCTCATGGCCGACGCATATGGGCTCGCAGGGGACAGTGAAGAAGAGGCCCCTGAAGAAGAGCCCGCCGAGGAGGAACCTGCAGAAGAAGAGGAGGAGGAGGAAACAGAAGAGTCAGAAGAAGAAGAGGGGGAGGAGGAACCTGAGGAGGATTCCGTTGAGGAGTCTGATACTTGGGGGTATGGCACCGAGGATGGTCCACGAACTTCCGTTCTCTTGGCCGATAATCTCTCTGGACCGGAGAAACGAGTCGCCTTGTCTCAGTCGAAGGGCGAGTCCAAGTGCTACAGCACCAAGTACAAGTCTTCCTCGCCAGCGTGTCAGGAATGCGTCTTGAAGTCCGATTGCGGAGTCCAGATGCGTCCGCAGGTTGCCGCGAAGCCAACTGCTCCTACTAGAAGAGTAGTAGCAAAGCCTTCAGCGCCAGTTAAACGCACACCGCCAGCACCTGCCCGTAAGCGGCGCTAGGTTCTTTTCAGATGTCTGGGGGTGCCTTAAGGGTCGGGCACCCCTATTTCCCGTCTTAGAAGGCCGTACAACGCAATTATGAGGTGTTTTAGATGCCTAAACCGAAGAAGATTCGCAGATTGAGACAGCAGGTACAGGTTCAGGGTGAAAACCCGAAGGTTTTGAAGGCGCTCACAGGAATTCGCGAGAGCATTGTGCGTATTTATGGGGAAGAGTCCTTAGCGCCGATTTATGCGGGTGAAGAGGTGGCTTCCTTGTTGGTGGGCAAGGTGAAAAATTGGATGCCCACGGGCGTGCCTAAACTCGATGCTGTGTTGGGTAGAGATGGTCAAGGGCTTCCTTGTGGGAAACTTCTGGAAATATTTGGGATGGAATCTCACGGGAAGTCTTCGTTGGCGTACTTCCTTTTGGGCGCAACGCAAAGACTTGGTGGAATCGCGATCTTGCTTGACACTGAGCTTAGCTACGACCCCGAATGGGCAAAGATGATGGGCGTGGATCCAGACAAATTGATCGTCATTCTTCCAAACGATGAGTCCTGTGTCGAATCATTTTTTGACATGATTGAGGACATTGTGCTTAAGGCGCGGAAGATCATGCCTGAGGGGTTTATCACGGTTGTGATGGATACGATTTATTGCACTCTTACGAAAGAGGAATTGGATTCTAAATCTTACACAGACAAGCATCGTATTGGCGCGTTGTCTCGGGCGTTGTCCACCAATTTGAAAGCGCTTTGTAGATTCATCTCGAATAACGATGTGTTGCTGATTTTTTTGAATCAGGTTCGGGATAATATTGGTGTGATGTATGGGGACAAGCTGAAGACTCCTGGGGGACATGCACTTTTGCATATGTGTTCTGTTCGAGTTGCAGTAAAGCGTATGCAGAAGTTCCCCGATGGTTCAATTCAAACTATGATTGCAAACGTCAAAAACAAGGTTGGTGTGGCGTTCAAACGTGCGAGAGTGCGGATCTCCCCCAAGGTTGGCCTTGCTGGGGTTGAAAAGGGGGAGTCTGAACCTGAAACTGAGGAGGTTGAGAGTGAATGAGTCTGATTATCAGCTTCTCGCAAAAGGATTCAGACACGCTTACCAGACTGTGGTCAAAAAGGACGGGCAGTCCCGTAGCATTTTTAACTCGATCTTGATCGACACGATTAATGTATTGATGAAGGATGATCCTGCATTCAACGAAGACGTTTTCTGGGAAGATGTTTTTGTTGGGAAGAAAACTCGTATAACTCGTAAGAGAGGAAAAACCGCGTATGACTGAAATCATTGAAGAGGGAATCAAGAAATCTCACGAAGCGTTGGACCCCGATTGGACAGCCATCCTTGTGAGTGCTGTCGAATGGTGCGCGAAAGAGTTTCAGTATTTCACGACCGACGATGTGTGGATGTACATTTCGAATTACACAGTAGCGTTTCCGCATCCGAGTGCGCTCGGTCATCAGATGCGACTTGCTGTGAAGAATAGTTTGATCGAACGTACTGGCGACTTTCAAGAATCCAAGCGCCCCGCAGCACACAGGCGACCATTGCGTGTGTGGCGTTCACTTGTTCATCCGAAGAGGAACTTATGATAATTCTCGCGACTGCAGATACTCATTTGCAAATTGGAGGCATGTTCTCCCGACCAAAATCTGACGGGCTTTCCACAAGGGCAGAGGTGGGGTTGAGCTTCCTCGAATGGTTTTTGAAGCAACCTGCCGACTTGCACTTATTAGCGGGGGACTTGTTCTCGCAAAAGAACGCGATTCCAGTTCCACTGTACAATCGGGTTTATGATTTGTTCAATCACAACTGTCCGACAGTGCTGGCAATTCCAGGTAATCATGATCAATATTTGCAGAGCGGTGATGTGCATTCGTTGCACGCTTTGCAGAGTGGATCTTTTCATGTAAGGACACAGGGTCATGATTCACAGGGTGACGCTGAGATCCACAGTTTCGGTGCAGGGACTCCTCCGGAGAAATTGCCTCCGCGTGAGCGAGCTTTTCGTATTCTCATGATCCACGAATGCCTTGTGGGAGCGGCGTATCCTACAGGGTACATCTCCCGAGGTGGTGGGTATGACGCGGATGCAATTCTCAGCTTCATGAATTCGAATGATGTTGACCTCTGTATCTGCGGCGACATCCATCTTGGTCAGGTCATGTGGCGTTCCAAGTCAAAACGTGGGAAGCACAAAACTGCTTTGCAGAAAATCACGAAGTTGCAGGATGGCGATGTATTTCCGATTGGAAAGATTATTTTGATTCCAGGTTCTCCGTACCAAATGGACTTCGGGGATGAGGGGAACACAAAGGGCATTTGGGAGATCGACACCGATAAGCGTACTGCAAAATTCGTGGAGTACCCCGACAGTCCGTTGTTTACGACGTTGACGGATTCTGATCTTGCGGCGTTATCACTGGTAGATTTTCTGCCAAATGCTTTTATACGCTTTCAAGTTACCGACTACGTTGACGAAGCTCGGAAGCTCGTTAAGACAAATCTCAAGGGCAGAGCGCTTGTGGAGTACAAACCTCACGACAGGAAAGAGACTGCGTTCGCGAGTTCTGATGTTCACAAACATCGGGAATTAGTTCAATCGTACGCGCAGCAACATGCGCCCGATGATCGACGCAAGCAGTATTTGAGTAATGGTTTGAACTACTACGATTCTGCTAAGGAGGTGCAGGAATGATCCGACCTTTGACTGAGCAGGAGAAGAAGAGAACTGAGTGGATTTTTAAGTCCCGCGATTTGGCGGGTGCCATGTCGGAGAAAGACTTGGCGACCATGATCAGCATTGAGGAGTTTTACAACCGAGTTCACAAACTTTCAGACGCGCAGCTTGCGCTTCTCGAATCCATTTATGGGAGGTACTCATGAAATTCAAAATTGTCGCCGTGAAAGAATTGGTGGCCGACATGCGAGCGTCTCGACATTTGCAATCCATCTGCGATTATGGGCATGTGTGTCGCGAAGTTCGGAAGCTCCCTTGCGGTGGGGATCCTTCGCAGGGAAACTTGTTATTGTGTCGCAAGCATTACGAAAAGGAGATGTTGTACAGATTGCACTCGGGGGTGGTGCGGACATTTGACAATTTCCCGATGTGGGCAAGTCTCGAAATTTATGGGGTGCCCGAATGAACCCCTGCAGAGAGTACGTGCAGATGGTTGCTGAGTTGGGGCGTAAGAATGGGCGGCCTCCGTACACGTTGGGGTACGAGTACATTTTGGATCATGGGATCGAATATACCTCCGATGAGATAGACCACAAGTCTTCCAAGGCCGTCAAACAAAAGTATGGCTGCAAGCTTAAGGAATGCTACGCCAACTGTCAGCGCATTGTGGTCAATCCTGGCAGTGGTTTTTATTATTGTGAAGGTTTTGCGACTTGCACCGCAGGACTTCCACTTTCACACGCGTGGTTGGTTGATGCGTGCGGGAAGATTGTTGATCCGACGTGGTTGGGTTCGAAGTACAAGCTTTGCGGGGACGATTATTTTGGAATCGTGATTCCCGAAAAGTTCATCCGTAAAGCCATACTCAAGTCCAATGTGTGGACTGAGCTTTTGATGGAATTTATCTGGATGCAATTGAAAAAGGAGGGGAAAATCAATGGACCCCAGTAAAACATTGGATGAACTCGAAGAGTTGTTTGCACAACCTACTTGGGACATAGGCGATATCGAGAGACTCATCGTTTTGTGGGGGGCGCTTGATAGGTGGATGTCAACAGGCGGTTTTCTTCCTAAGAAATGGGAAAGGTAGGACGCAATGAGCAAAAAAGACTTCGTGGGAATGTCGCAGTGCTATTACTGTTTAGAGCCGAGTGAGGTTTTGCTCCACAGGCGCTTGCGCAAGGTGATTCCTCGATTGGCTTGCTACAACAAGCGGCCCTGCACCAAGTGCGAAGAGCACATGAAGTTGGGGATTATTTTGATCTCGGTGGATGAGAAATTGTCCACTGATAAAGACAATCCCTACCGTACTGGTGGTTGGGTTGTGATCAAAGAAGACGCGATTCGGAGAATGGTGAATCCTCCAGAACTCGCAGAGCAGATCATCGGGTGTCGAATGGCGTTTGTCCCCGATGAAGTGTGGGACATGTTGAGACTTCCAAGGGGCGATTCAAAAGGAGCGATGCCCCGCACTGCAGCAGAGGAGGTGGTGTGATGGAATTAGAAAGATGTTCGGGATGCAACAGGCTTACCGTTTCGGGGCAGGTATTGGAAGCGAAACGCTATCGTGAGGATCCGATTTATCATACTGATTTCTCGAAGTCTTTGAGTGCAATTATTTCTGGTGTGCGAGATGACATTGCCCGTACTCGGGGAACATTGATGGATATCGCTTACGCATTTCCTGTATGGGGGTCACGTATAAAAGATGTGGAGGGTTTGCTCACATGCGGACTGGTTGCATTACACCACATCATGTCCGAAATGGAGCGTATAGAACTTCTTAAAAACGAGGTGTGTGATGCGTGATAGCTCAAAGTGGATTTGGATGCCTCATCCAGGTCATTTTTGTGCTGCCCGAGACTGCGAGTTTTGTTTGAACACGTGGGTTGGAAAATACATAGTCTCGACCGTGGGGGAACTTATCATGCCTAAGTCCATACGCGAGTCTGGCGAGAAACCCAAGTACCATGATATTGGACTTGATCGTAAGTATGAGACGATGGTTTTCAAATCCAAAAAGCAGGACGATGGCAGTAAGTGCTGTCCATACTGCGCGAATTTTGATAAGCAGGTGGATTTTCGTGGGTACAACGATCCTGAGGATGCTAGGCTTGGGCACATGGAACTCTGCATCAAATGGGGGAACAAAAAATCATGAGTAAATTGTTATCTGTGGAAGTGAATAATTTTTTGGGATTTAAGCATGCCGTCTTGCCGATTGCGGATCAGGGATTGGTGCTTGTGTTGGGTGAGAACTTGGATTCCATAAATGCTTCGAGCAATGGGAGCGGCAAATCATGTTTATTGGTGGATGCTGTTCCATGGTGTCTTTTCGGCGAGACAATCAGAGAAAAGGTCTTCGGCAAAACCAGTCAGGAGTTTAAGGCCGACGATGTGGTTAATCTCGATGAGGGCAAGGATTGTTTTGTGAGCGTATTGTTTGAATCCGGTGGACATGAATATTGTGCTACGAGATATCGGAAGCATTCTCAGTTCAAAAACAAAGTCACTCTTACGTGTGAAGGTGCAACTCTCACAGGCGAGACTGTGGAAGAGACCGATAGGAAGATTGAAGTTCTTATCGGTATGGATTATCAGACGTATTGCAACAGCGCCGTGTTTGCGCAAGGTTCCATCAAGCGTTTTACGCAATGCACAGATGCAGAGCGTCGAAAGATCATGGAGGACTTTTTCGACTTCTCGGATTTTGACAATGCGCTCGCGAAGGCAAAAGAGGACGTTCGCGACATCACCAAAGCGATAGCTGAATGGGAGAGTAAACAGGCACAGGCTGATTTTGAGCTTCAGACCGTTCAGGATTCGATCAGCAATCTGGATGCGTTACGTGTATCAACTGCAAAGACTTCGAAAGTTGGGGATTTGATTTCTTTGAAGAAGCAATTGGCCGCAGCCAAGGTCAGACAGTCCAAGTTGGTGTTGTTGGGGCAGAAAGCCATCGATAGCAAAATTTTGGAGAAAGAGCGGGAGTTCTCAAAGTTGGAAGAGAAGCAGCGAACTGTGGGAGGGGATGTTGCGGCATTGCGTAGATTGCGTAGTAAGTTCCGTGCGGGAGAGACTTGTCCCGAATGTATGCAGGTGGTCGGGGAGCAGCATGTGTTTGATCACGAGCGTAGAACCAACATCGTGTTGCAGAAGAAGATAGCTGAGTTGGAGGGATTGACTGAGAAGGTCAATGCGTTGGCGATTGCGTTGCGTGACTTGAATGAGAAAGCCTCGCACGAGGCTGCGCAGATGAAAGTGCATCGCGAGCTTCAGACGGAGATCGCACGCTTACAGGCGACAGTTGCTGCTGCTGAGGGTGCAGAAGAGATCGCGAAGAAAAACATTCAGGCAATCGACGACAAGATTGCTGCAGCGAAGAAGAAGGCCGCTGATGCGGGAAAGCGTAGATCGGCGGCGATCAAGATGCAGGAGGGGATGCGCGAAGAGAAGGCGATAGCCGAGTTTTGGGTTGTTGGGTACAAGGCGATCAAAGACAACTGCTATAAGAGTCTGATTGAGCATTTGAATGAATTGATTCAGAAGTTCTCAAGCTGGCTGACCGGCGGCGAGATCGACATCGAACTCTCCAAAAACGACAGCGACAAACTTGGGGTGAAAGTCGATGTCGAGAAGTCGGCGCAATCTTATATCATGTCCAGCAATGGGCAGATGCGCCGTGTGGATCTTTGCATTGCGTTGGCGTGGCAGGCCGCAGCAGAGGGGGAGGAGAAATTGAACTTCTCAATCATAGATGAATTTGATGCTGGGTTGGATGCGACAGGTGTTGATGCGTTTGCAGAGTTTCTGCAGACCGAAGCATCTCGTAAGGGTTCGGTATTCGTAATTTCCCACAATGCGCACATGGCGAATCGTTTTGAGAACGTGCTCACTGTTCGTAGAGAGGGCGGCGAGTCTCGAATCGTGGAGGCATAATATGGAATATCTGAGATTGATGGCACATGTTCTGCCGCAGATTGCAGGATCTAAGCTTAGTGATCTGGCAACACGTGTCAAACCGACATCGCAAGAAGAGATTCTTGCAGTATTGGGCAGCGCTGCTTCCAAACAGGTTGTTGTTGCAGCGCTGGTGTGGGCGGCTGTCTCGGAACAGTATGCTGCTGCGGCGAAGGGCGATATGGTCGAAGCAGGTCAGCCTTTGTGTGGATTTGCGCATGTTTTGTGGGAAGGGTTGGCTGTGTGGCAGTCTCCATTGAGCAATCAGACTATCATGGAAGACTTGAAGAGGATAACTTCCGGCACAGATCTGCCGGAGTCGTGGCAGCAGGATCACTTGGAGGTCTGTACGCAGATCATGATGCGGTCCGCATCTGCGGATGCTTATATCGTGGAGTGTGTGCTTACAGCATTGAAATTTTTTACTTGTGAGAAAGACTCCTCACAAGACACGTTTGTAAAAGCGATTTTATTACTAACAGCCTTGATTGTTTATGGACGCGAGGTCTTTGACATCTGGGCATCCAAAAGGAGCAGGGCAAATGCTAAAGCTTGATCAAGTTCCAGCACGGAAATATGGTTTGTATGAGATCATCGACGACACCGCCGAATTGAATGTCATGTCAGAATCGTTGCCGACTGTGAAGCGATTTTACAATCAGGCGCTGAAGGAATTCGGCGGCACTAAATGGTTCATCCTCGATGTGGACACTCGCAAGGTCATCCTTGGCGAGGAGCTTCCTTTCACAGACAAAGATGCGAAGACGTTCACTAACAAGCCTGCGCGTGTGAAGCTCATGCCTCGACCGAAGAAGCTCAATTTGCGGTTGGGAAAGTAGTTCACGATTTTTGCAGGGAGCCGAAGCGAAGATGGTGTGGGATCAACGCTGGGTGCATTTATATATCCACAGAAAGCGCCCGAACCTGCAATGTAAACCGGAGGAGTTATGAAAAAATTATGTTTAGTGCTCGTTGTATTTTTGGTAGCAAGTGTGTTGCTTTTCGGGCAGCGTTCTGATCCGGGGTCCGGTTCGGGGGTTATGCCTAGTTCTCTCAAATTCGTGCAGATCATGGAATACGAAGGTGTGCTCTTGGGATTGGACGCTTCAGGGTATCTGTACAAAATCGATTACCACGCAAATCTGTCAGAGCAGCGTGCATACGCAGTGGAGTTTATCCCCCTGCAATACGTAGCGCGTCCAATTTCTGGGAGGTGATATGTCAAAGGATTACATGACTTCACGTAGCAAACGCCCGTTGGAGAAGTGCGAAAACAATCCTGCGCACATCGATAGGTTATTTGATGACAGGCTTTGTTTGGTCTGTCACGCAAATAGATTATCGCGGATCAAACATCAGCAAGTGAATCGTGAAAGGGGTACGGCCCTGCTCATAAAAGGTTGAGTACACAGCATGCAGATGCTCGCAAGACTCTTGTATTAGAGTCTTTGGGTTGGAAGGTGTTTCGCATAAAACATGATTGAGAGGAGGAGACATGAAGTTCCGCAAGAAACCGATTGTAATTAATGCCGAGCGGATTGTGCAATTCAAAGACCTTCCGTTCAGCGATATGGCGCTGTATCTCGTCAATGATCATGGTATCCATGTGTGGGATACTCTACACACTACGTGGGTGCATTGCAATTTTGGTGATTGGATTATTCACGGGGTTATGGGTGAGTTCTATCCGTGCGTGAACGAAGTCTTTCAGATGACTTACGAACCTGTGGACGTTGCTGAGATTCGCGAGATCGAAGGTTTGCACACACAGTTGAAAGCTGCGGATGAATTGGCGGATAAACTGCGCATCGAACTTGCGGTGTGTGGTAGGGAGCTTGTGTCGTGCAAACGGGAACTTGCGCAGCTTAAATTCCGTGAGAGGAAGTGATGCATATTTGGGTGGTCGAAAAACTCGTCGGGGAAATCTGGCAACCAACAGAACTGGCGGCATGTACACGTTGGCAGGCACAGATCAAGATGCAGGAAAACACGACCGTTTTCAGGCAGAGGATCCGCAAGTATGCTCCCGCGCTCGCGCCTTGGAGGGGGTAGGTATGGTTCTGACTGGTCTTCACGGCGTTTGTAAAAAGTGTGGTAAGGGGTTTTTCAAAACTGCGCCATCTGAGCTTGTTGCAAGAAAAGAACTTGCGCAGGCCGGATGGCGCTACACTGTAATTGATCGCAGTAGGGAAGAGTGGCTGTGTGCAGTGTGCATCTCACAAGAGAAGCCCGCTCGCCAAAAAACCACGCGAAAGGTGCTCAATGAATCAGAGCGGGTGGAAAGACAGCGAAAGAAAAGCGGCGCGTTTGTTTCCAGGAGGTCGGAGGAGAACGCGAGTCGGTTTAGGTTCATACGCAACCGTCGCGGATGACGTGACGGGTTTTGGCCCCGAACATACGTTAGATACGAATCCTCCGCGTGTGATCAAGGACAAATTGGTTTCGCCAGACGGTTTGTCTTTTCCTGCTTTGTATGTAGAAGTAAAAAAGCGTGCAAAGTGTGAAACGGCTTCGATCTTCAAAAAGACTGAGAAGAAGTACTTCACACGAAAAGATGATCGCTTGGTTTTGATTCAGCATTTGAAGTTCGATAAGCGACAATTCGTTACGGTTTCCGACGAATTTTTCAAAGAGTTGTTGTCGGCATGGTGTGTACAGAACGGTATTCTCATTGAAGATTTTGTGGAGGAGCACGTATGACCTACTGCAATGAGTTTGTGCATGTGTACCATGGGAACCGCACTATCTGCATGTGCGGGCTGTCAAGTTACTCTCTTGAACAGGCAAGAATTCTGGAACTCGAAAAGCAACTTGCCGAGTGCCAGAAGGAGCGGGATGAATATATAAACCTGCTGTCAAACATGACCAAGGTGGCTGGAGAAGCGAAGCTGGAGCGCGACCGCTACGCCGCCGCGCTAAAGGACCTACTGGAAGTACTCTTTATTTTCACTGATATCGGTGGTGTAGAAACATTGCAAGCGAAATTTAGACTCATGGAACTTGGCGCGATTAGATTCCATGCTGCAACCAAGGCACTACGGGAAGGAGGCGGTGATGAGTGAATTACAAGTGACCTTAACTATTCCAAAAGGGAAATACTGTGGTTCATGCATTCTTCGGCATGGTCATCTATGTGTATACTTTTTAAGTAGAGTTGAATGTGTGGAGGTTGCTCCACCAGAATTTGTTAATACTTACAGTCCCGGCAATATGAGCGACAATACTGGGTATATGGTCTACCATAACGCTTTCAAGAAATGCGACCGATGCAAAACCAAGGAGTGCGGGGATGAGTGACAATTATATCAATGAGATATTGGTGAGGGATGAGCACATCACCAAACTCGAAGCCGAGAACGCCAAGCTCAAATTGGAACGCGAAACCGCCCTCCTCAATTGGGAAGAGGGGAATAAAGAGATTGAGCGGCTGAAAATCCAACTCTCCGATGAACGTCTAGCCTTCGACCACGCCAACGAGATCATAGGCAAGCTGGAATACGATCTTGCTGCAAGCGAGTTGACGTGGCAGACAGGGGCAGTCCCAGACACAGAAGCGTATTATTGGATGAAGAGCAAGTCCGGGTGGAACAACTACATTGTGATCGGTGTCCAGATTGATTCTTGCAACGACACGTGGGCCGGTCCAATCCAAGAGCCCAGTAATGATGCAGCAGGAGGCGGGGAATGAGTGATCCATTAGGCAGTAAGTGTAACGTATTTGGAAACCAGAAACACGATTATCCAGCGAAATGCAAGTACTGCGGTCGGAGTGTTGCTGCTTTTGGTGACTATACTGTTTGCCGTGACTGCTGTGAAACGGATAGGAGATTCACTAAACTTGAAGCCGAGAACATTAAACTTAAATCTGATAACATTATTATGGCCAAGGACAAAGATCGGTTGGAATACCTACATGATTTAGATCATAAATCGTCGGATAGATGGGGGGATGATTGCGATCAATGGATAGAATTATTAAGCGATCTTCAGAAATGGAAGTTGTCATTGCCTATTTGTGAGCTTCACAAAGAAGGCATCACCAGATATTCCTGGTGCTTAGTGTGTGCATATGAAACGTTAAAATCCAAGAACGATGTACTGAAAGTTTTAGTTCAAGAAGCAATGAAATGGCCCAACACGGTCTATTCGGTGGATTGCACAGGATGGATTGAACGGGCTAAGAAAGAGGTAGGAAAATGAAACGTAGAACATTTTTCGGATCTCTATTTGCAGTTATAGCGGCACCGTTTTCCGTGTTCAAGCGCCCGTCAAAGTGGATCAGTATTTGGGTGCTCAATGGTAAAGTCTACGAAGATGGCGCTGAAACAAATAAGTACGACTGGGTAGGTGCGATAAAAACTGATTATGACAAGCAAACAATATGTTGGTGGCTGAAATTATAAGGAGGCAGGGATGAGTGATCATTGCCATGACTGTCCAAAATGTGGTGGGTACTTTGTTTGTGATAAGGACAACTGTAGCGAAGATGACAAATGTTTGGAATGTTTATACCCAGAACTCGAAGCCGAGAACGCCAAGCTCAAGGACGAGATTGACCAGCGTGGTAGTTACGCACAGACCGTTGAACTGTTGAAAATCGAGAACGCCACCCTGCGGGAGCTGGTGTTAGATGCTTTAAGTATAGTTGATTCGTTGGATAACCCTATATGGTGTGAACGCGCAAGAAAGATGGTGGAGAAATGAGTAATGGAAATATTTGGTGGTGTCCAAACTGCAAACATGAGGTTGACGGCCACCAAGTTACATTTCAGGAACATCATGATTCGTGCGGAACTATAGTTTGGTCTGTATCCGACGACACTCGATTGAGTGATGATTTTAAGCATGGGTACTACGCAGGATACAAGCAGGCTGTTAAAGATGGAGAGCCCGAGTATGTACAATTAAAGGAGTTGGTGAAGAAAGCAATACCATCTATTATCCTCGACGAGGAACGATGCAGATTTTTTAATCAGATATATGGTTTGGGGGAAGCTAGCGACTGGCTCGAACGAGCAAGGAAGGTGGGGAAATGAAACGAGTACATGTTGAATTTGACGTGGACATTCCAGTCGTCGCCACCGACGAGCAAGAAAATCCGTACAATCCCCGAATTGGAAAAACGTAATTTGAAAGTTGTGTAGAAGCAATTTATCTCTGCAGGGGCGCATCGCCAGATGTTGGGTGCGTACACACCCGAGCCTCTGCAGGGTCCATCCTAAAAGAAAGGATTGAATATGCCAATATTATGGTTGGGTGAACCTCCCAAGCGTGTAGTACAGGGGATCCCGTTGGGAGAAGCTGTGTTGTGCTTGAATTGCGAAACGATTTACAGTTTTAGTCAAACTGAGATTTGTCCTTACTGCGCAAGTCCTCAGTTGCTATCTGTGGCGTTGCAATTTGGAGGCTCTGCAGTACAGAAAGACTTTGCGGTTGTCGAGCACGTGAAGCTCAAACGCTCACGCCGTGCGAAATCCACGTTGGCGCTTGTAGGCAAAGGGGGCAAGTGATGTTTTCCATTCGAGAGTTGAAAAAATGCTTTCATGAAACGCATGGGGCATTCAATGCGCACTTCGAGAGGGATCTGGCTGAGTTCTTCGACGTGAGATCCATTAAGGGATTGGCGATAGGTTTCGACGTTATCAAATTCGACGAAGAGGTTGTGAAGCCGGATCCAGGCGTGAGCACGCGGGATACTCTGTTCAAGTTCTGGGGTGTTGATGCGGTCAAGCTTATTGAGCGATTGCTTGATGCGGGAGTTTGGAATGGGGAATAGGGCAAAATAGTTCTTGCTTTCACTGTTTGACACGTAAAGACTGGTACTTGTTGAGGTTGTCGATGTCAACTTCTGATCGATGGGGTTTATATGATGAGATACAGTTTGTAGCGCGGATTTTCCGTAGAAAGGGTGCCGATGGGATCGTTCGTTACCTGTCGGCACTCAATCGGCGTTTCGTGTCTTTTTGCGGAGGAGCGATGCAACGCAGTCACAGAGCGGCTCTTATAAGATATTGCAAAGTGGTGGTTAGGTGCGCTCCCGACAAATTCATTCACACTCATCTTGAAGGAGGCCGTTGCAAAGACGCGACGTGTCCATACAAAGATGTCTGAACTGAAAGTTACGTGTAAGGCTGCTGATACAGTGGCGATTGAATCCTTGGTTCCGTTGCAGGGCGATTTGAAATCTTTGTCTCAAAAAGATGCAGACAAGATTCGTGCATCTCTGATTCAGCATGGCGTTTCGTTTCCGTTCTTGGCGTGGAAATTCAAGAAGATCACGTACATCCTCGATGGTCATCAGCGCGATTCAGTCTTGAAGCAGATGGCAAAAGAGGGTTGGAAGATTCCGCCTCTGCCGGTGGTTTGGGTGGAAGCGAAAGACATGAAGGAAGCAAAGCAGAAAATCCTGTTGATATCGAGCAGGTACGGGAGGATCACCGAAGATGGTCTGAGGAACTTTGCCGCCGATCTCGATCTCCCGAACTTTGCCAGCATGATTGAGATTCCCGATTTCACGTTGGATCTCGACAAGATGTTTCCCAAAGAGAACATCATGCCGGATATTCCCGAGTCATCGGAACCGACTGACCGTGAGAGGGACGTTGCACAGGAAGCAACATCTGTTGTGGCATTGGTGAATAATGATGAAGTTATTCTGCCGTCCTCAAATAAGTGGGGCATTCCTGATTTGAGATTGGATATGCTTTCCGATCAGGTGCCTACGGAAGTTTACTGGAGACAGCCTGAGTTCACGCCCGAGAAGACTTTGTTTCTGACTGCATGGCTCCCGCCGCAGAGGCAGATTGAAATCGTTCAGGGTGCCGTGCTCGGATATTACTCTTGGGATGATCGCTTTGCAGGTGTTTGGAGCGATGTGGCGGGAACCACGCAAATGTTGCTAGAGCAAGGTTGGGGGTCGATTATATCCCCGAACTTCTCGATGTGGTTGGATGCACCCCGTGTGTTGCAGATGTATGAGATCTATAGATCCCGTTGGGTTGCGCGTTACTGGCAGGAAGCTGGTATCAAGATCATCCCTGATATGAATTGGACCGACGACGCGAGCTTTGAGTTTAGTTTTTTGGGAATCCCACAGCATGCGCCTGTGGTAAGCATGCAATGTCAGGCGTTTTCCCCCAGGCACGACGCGGGGGGCATTTCAACCGAGTACTTCTTCAAAGGCTTTGCTCAGATGGTGAGGGTTGTGAAGCCAGAAGTTGTGCTCATGTACAGTGGGGAGCAGCATAAGGAAGAAATCATTGCGGGGATCCCGCACGGGCCGGTGTATCAATGGCTTCCAAGTATTATCAGTATGCGCAAGAAGAATGCGATGGTGAAGGCTCCTAAGAAAGCAAAAGACGGTATCGTTAGGAAGAAGTCTAAAAAAGATGCACAACAGTAGGTTGTCTTATCATCTGTTTCCTGATTTGATTGTGGCGTGTGCGTATGGTGCTTACGTGACAGACACGCGTGGGAACACTTACTTGGATGCGACCAGTGGGATGATGACTGTGCCTTTGGGGCATGCGCACTCCGAGATTGTAGACGCCGCAATCACTCAAATGAAACGCTTGCCCGCGATGCCTGCAGGGGAGTTTCTGTCTGAGACACCTGTTGAACTTGCGGAGAAGCTTGCTGCGATTGCGCCTGGGAAGTCCCGTAAGGAGGTTTTCTTTGCGTGTTCGGGTGCCGAGGCCATAGAGTCTGCTATGAAGATGGCGACCCTTTCTACGGGGCGCAGGAAATTTGTATGTTGTATCGGTGGATTTCACGGTTACAGTTTGGGCGCTTTGACACTGCAGAGTAGCTACACGTTTTACAACACGGGTTTCGACTCGAATGCATTTCGTATTCCATACAATGACGAAATGTATTTGGAAGGATCTTTGTTCCGACATTTGGTGGACCCTTGGGAGGTTGCCGCAATCTTTGTAGAGCCGATCCTCGGGAGCGGGGGTGTGCTTAAGGCGACTTCCAAGTTTATGAAGTTGTTACGTGAGTTGTGTACGTTTTATGGAATCTTGTTGGTCGTGGATGAAGTGCAGACCGGCTTCTGTAGAAGCGGCCCCATGTTCGCGGTTGAGCGCTACGGGATTGAGCCAGATATGATTTGTGTAGCCAAGGGGATTGCTAATGGGTTGCCGCTGAGCGCTGTGATTTATAATGAAGCGGTCGCCAATTGGAATTCTGGAGTGCACTCTTCGACATTTGGGGGAAACCCCGTGAGTTGTGCAGCCGCGTTGAAGACCATTGAGATCTTGCAACGCGAAAGTTTTCAAAAGCTCTTTGCTGCGAGTGCTCGCGCTCTGAAAAGGGCATTGGTTGGGATTTGGCGTGCACACCATAATGTGATTAAGGATGTGCGTGGAGACGGGCACATGCTTGGGGTTGAATTGAATGTGAAGGCCGAAGGTTCTGGGCTGCACACGCTTGTGTTGCGTGTAATGCAAAAATGCTTCGCCAAAGGGTTATTGCTGCTGGGAACAGGCGGTAACGTAGTCTACTTCTTTCCTCCGCTGAATCTTTCTGACAAAGATGTACAGAAGATTGCAGAGGTCTTCGAGTCTACTGTAAAGGAGGTGAGATTATGAGCGGAGGCGGAGCAAATGCGGGGGCACGTGGAGCACGAGGCACGCCGAAAGGTTACACGTTCGTGCCGACTTCGAAGCTCAGATTGAGCAAGTCTGCGCAGAAGAATGTCAGGATGCAGAACGCAAGGGCTGCGAAGAATAGGGCGGCTCGACAGAAAACCGTTCGTCCGGTGAAGCGCACCAAAACTGTACGGAAAGTTCGGTAACAATCCCGTCAATACGAGGGCTTAAAAGGATCATGGCCGAAAGGTTTATGGTCCTTTTTTGTTGTAATTAGAGTAGTAAAAAGATGATAATTTGGAAGTTGGTTAACATATACAGGGAAATGGGGCAATGGACGACGAAAAGTTTGATGAGGATGGCCCACAAAGCCACTTTGAAAGACTGGGGACTACTGGCGATAAGAACGGCAGGACGTTCTCGGAAGAAAGCCGCAAGAAATACGTCTCGGGATTGAAGCTGATGAAGCGGAAATCAGGCGTTTCTGTCGGTGAAGTCGAAGAAAAGCCGATGAAAGTATCCAAAAATGCACTGGCGCTTTTGCGGGACATCAAATCAGGTGCTGTCGATGCAAAACTCCTGACTCGCACACAAAGATTAGGCTGCGTTGCAGAATTACTCCACCAAGGAATGCGTGACATTGAGATTGCCGATTTGTTCGGCGTCTCATCGGTCATGATCTTCAAAGACAAACAGAAGATTCTGGGCGAGATCGCAAAGATCGTAGCTGAGTTCAATCCAGAGAAATTCGTGGGCTGGTTCTTCTCCCAGGCCGAGTATCACATCGCGGTCGCAAAGCGTGCGGGGAATCTTGGATTGTCGTGGCGCGTGGTAATGGACATGGCCTCACAGCTTACCCAGTGGGGGCTGATTATTTCAATGGATGCATTGCGGGCTAGAGTGAATAACCCGAATACTCAGACCATTGCTCAAGACCCTATGAGTTTACTTTCAGATAGTGAATTGGCCGAGTTGGAAGCTATAGCCACGCGGCATCAACCGGAGGAGAAAGTATCGTGAGAGACGTGTTCAAATGCCTGCAATGCTCAGCAGACATGAGTCTGCATCAGCCACAGTCAGTGAGTATCACCAATGAGTTTATAACGCAGTTGACATTGGTGCCGACGTATTCAATCGACGAGAGGGTGTGCAGGAAATGTGGAGCACTCCATGTGCCGGTAATCATGAAGGCGGATCTGGGCTGGTCGGTACTTGCTCCAAAGAAAGAAGAGAAGCGCATCATCGAAGCATCCAGCAGTTTACTGAGAAAGGTGAATTGATATGCAAACCAAGGCTGAGGCAAAAGAAGCCAGGATCAGCAAGTGGACAAAATTACTCTCCAGACAGAATCTCTCCCCTGAGTTCAAGAAGCAGATTGAAAGAAATCTGGCAGAGGCGAAAGCGTCATGAGCAATGAAAAGGAGATTTCATTCCCAGCCTGGGGGAATCAGACTTTCATTAAGGTTATCTCCAAAGAGTATGAGGCGCAGCATAGAGAGAGAATGCGGGATCATTTCAGGCAGGAAATTTTGGGCTCATACGACGTTGCAAAGCCGGGGGAAGATAGAACTGTTGTTCAAGCGATCAAGCCTAGAGAATTTCGTGTTGAAGGTGCGGCATTGAGCTACGATTTTGTGGCACAGGAGATCCCAGACTCGGTACTGCACAACATGGAAAAGAAAATGTGTGTACCAGAAGCAATTTTGAAAGAAGAGAGACTGTTAAAGAAAACGGTACGCCCGTGCAGGAGAACGCGTACGATAAGACTTGTCAGAGAAAGGGGCAAAGAAAATGGCGATATTTCTTGATGTGTGCATGTGGTTTTCGATTGCGTTCCTGATCTTCGGGATCGCAGTGATTGTGAGCAAATTCATTAAAGAAGGAGGGAGGTGAAAGCGAAATGGCGAAGCAAAAGAAGGTTTCCGTCATGATTGAAGTTGAGACTGACATGAAGCTGAAGGATCTGAAGGAGGCGATCAGAGATCAGATTGAGTCCAACGACACTGCTGTTGTAATTCAGATCCAGGCGAACTTGATCAAACCGGCCTAGCTGTTCCGGTCAATAATCTTTGGCAGGAGAACGTGACGTTGGTGAGACTCCTGCCAAAGCAAACTCGGGATGATATGAATCAGCTTGATTGGAACGACGCCGCAGAGCGGTCAATGAGCAGCAGACTCAAACAGGAGCTACGCAAATGGGACTCATCTTCACAGCACGGGAAGTCTACGCAGCCATCTGCGAAAGACTTGAAGCTGTCAAAGCGCACACGAGGACTTCTACGAAGGGAAGGCGCTACACGGTTAGACCTTTCACCAGGAAAGACGAACTCACGAAAGAGCAGTACGCGAAGCTCAAAGCGCCGCAGCGTGAGCAGTACCTGATTGGTCAGATCCAAACGTACAAGGACGTGTACACACCGAGAGCTTTTGAGTACAAGAGCATGATCGGCCTCTCTGAGAAATCCAAACAAACCTGGGTGAAATCAAACACGCAGATCGGTATGTTCGAAGGCAAGGCGCGTGCCTATCTGGTAAGAGGATGGAAAACGATCAGTAAGGAACGGAGAAAGTGGTTCCACGGTGCAATCACAATGCGCAAGGAAGCATTGAAGCTGCGAGACATGATGGAGGCTCTGCGCTAATGAAATCCAAACATCCTGCAGCAAGAAATCAGCGCATGTATCATGAAGTCTCAGCCAAACTAAACGCTGGCCCAGGAGGTCTGCACTGCATGTGCTGCAGTCCAGGTAATTTTCATCACAAAGCTGGCAAGCAATTCCTGCATCGGGTGTACCGCAGGGTCACCAAGTATTTGCTAAAGAAAACCTACACGCACACATTGGATTTCGAAACCGGCAAGATCACAAGCGAGGAGAATTGACATGGATTTCATCGAAGAAGTTAATCTTGACATCGATTACATGCATCTGCCCAAGGAACAGGCAGACGCACTCAAAAAAGAAATGGAAGACATCGACCAACTTGAAGACTCTGCTGACGAGGCTTAGCGACAATATGATGGACGAACTTGCAGCGAGACGTGCGCAGAAGAATAACGATTGTACGCTTTGGACTCCCGCAGATGCGCTTGCATGGGCACAAAAAGAAGTGACTGAAAGTTCTAAAGAACTCGAAGGGCTCATGATCTTTTGGTGGGAAAAGAATCTCGAAGACAACACGTTGACTCCCAGGTTCGCAGTAGCGGGCATGTCCCGTTACGAAATCATCGCCAAGCTGCAGATGTCATTGCAGCGCTGGCTTCTTGACAGTATCCACAAATAAGGCTTTCATGATTCGTAAAAGTGCTCTCATCGCGGAGATCAGTGACACCAAGCCGATAATGCAGGCTAAGCAGCCGTTCTTTCTTATAAAGGAACGCGCCAGCCTTGCACACATCGTCGCCAAAGAGAAAGCTCGGCGTTGGTTCATTGAATTTATCTATCATTACTTGTCTGCGCACTTTGATTGCGCAATGGGCGAGCATCACCAAGATCTTATTGACAGCGTTCAGAGCCCAAAAACAGACAAGCGCATTGTCAGATGCGAGCCCAGGGACAGCGGTAAGTCCACCTTCCTGCTCTTCGCCGCGCCATTATGGTGGTTAGCCAGACAGGATAAATGGTACATCTGTTTGTTCGGCGGATCCGGTGGGGCATTCTGGAATCATTATTCTACGCTTCAAAATACGCTGGATCGCAGCATAGGCAATCAAGCTCTCTTGGACGATTATCCTCATCTGTCGCCCATGATGGATTTCAAAGGGCAATTTGTCAGTTGGAACGATAGCCGTATCAAAGTGACATCGGGCGCAATCGTCGAAGCGCGTACAATGGGCAGTCACGTGCGCGGATTGAAAGAGGGCAAGTGGCGACCGGATGCGATGGTCTTCGATGATCCTCAAGACACAGATACAGTCGCCACTGATTATCAGCGTGCAAAGTTCCTGAACCGCTTCAGAACGACCCTTGTTAATTTGATTGCCAGTCCAGGCGACATTTTCGTGATCGGAAATTTCTTGAACCCCGAGTCCATGGTCGGAACTCTGATGCGTCAAAAGTCCTGGGATGGGAAACTCTACAGGGCGGAGAACATTCCTCAAGATGAGCACGACGAACAGTGGCCGATTGGAAATAAGAAGACAGACGGATCAGCCTTGTGGCCTGAGAGATGGCCGCTTGAGAAGCTGCATCAGAGACGGGAAGAGATCGGAGCCAGGGCGTACTCGTTGGAGTACATGAACAAGCAGGCTTCCGACGAAGAACTTGTTTACGATTCTGTCAAGTTTCAGAAGTTCGATGCACAGGAATTCATCGCCGAGATGGACGATTCTTACCGAGTCATCGCGTACTGGGATCCAAGCGATCCAAAGCAATCCAACTTTCAGGCTGCGGATTACGCTTGTATCGCAGTCGTTGCTTGTAAGTCGATTACCCTTCAGGGTAGGGAACTTATGGGTAAAAACAAAGATGGAAAAGATTATGTCATCGCCAAGGAGAGCTTGACGCACAATTTTTATTGGGTACTGCATGTTTGGTTGAATCAGGCGCGTGTTGAATTGCAGTGCGAAGAGGCATTGCGGTTGGTACAGGCATATCCGATCAAGACATTGTACTACGAGGACAACGGCGGCTTCGGTGTTTTGCTTCCATACCTCAAGAAGATCGCCAAAGAACGTAATATCACAGTGCCGCTTAGAACCTTTACGCAGACTGCCAATAAGATCCAACGGATTTATAATTTGGAACCCGTCATTAAGACTCGCACTTTCTTTGCCAGCCATCTCAGCACTACGTATTACAATCAGTGGGATAATTTTCCTTTCGACTCACACGATGATGGCCCCGATGCGACTTGTGGAGCCATCCTCGCGTTTGAGCGCTCAAAGAAAGCGTTTGCGTTCTGAGGAGGCGGTATGTTCTGGAGCGGTCTTGCAATTGGCGCACTTGTGATAGCTGCTCTGGCAATCGCGGTGCTTGTGTGGTTCTTTAGGGGCGTTCATTTCTAAGGAGGATTGATCATGGAATACGTATTGACCGCAGTACTCAGTTTTCTCGTTGGTGTCGGTGTCGGAATCTGGGCTTACCTCAAGTACGGCAAGAAGTAAGATTAGGGTTACGAATCGCTTCTCATCGCAACTACTATCGCTGTAAGATCGTTGTGTAATTTAGGAGGGATCATGAAAAGATTCTGTTCGGTTCTGTTGCTGATGTCTGTGCTTGCGTTCACGAGTTTGGTGTTTGCAGTGGGATCCGTGACCCCTCCCACTGTCGCTGCATATCGGAATACCTGGGTGGTTGAATGGCAGTGGACTGCCGGGGCTTCGGGGGTGCTCACCGATTACTCAATTCCCTATGACATCGTGACTCAGATACGCGGCGCTTATGTTGTCGGAGCGAGTACAGTTCCCAGCGCGACTCACGCGCCTACGAGTCTGTATGATCTTGAACTCACCGATCAGGACGGCATCGACGTGTTTGCAGCAGCTCTCCATGACAGGTCGGCAACTCTTGCCCAGTTCGCGCCTGTTCAGAATGTGCGCCCATGACTGAGCAGCAGACTATCGCCGTCCGCAGTTTGCACGCCATGCGCACGTGGTGGCAATTTCGCTGGGACGATCACACACGGAAGTCATATGGTCTTGACTGGAGCGGTTTTGCGTCGAAGTCTTCTATAGCAGCGAGTAGTCATGATGCATATTGCAACGTCCTAAATGCATTCGGCACTAGCGAAGGCGTCACCAAAGGGAATCTCAAGCGTGGGCACAAGGTTCCTAGCGGGAGCATACAATATCACCACGGTACAATCTCAGCGCGTGATGGCTCGAAGACACGTTATTTGGTGACAAAGCATCCACGTGGATATTTTGCCGCTGCGCGTGAAGTATTCTGGGAAGGCAAGTGGGAAACATTGGATCATTCCGCGCACAAGACATTTGCGGAAGCAAAGGCCGAGATCATTCGTAAACACGCTTTTGATCTGAAAGTGAAGTGACCAATGTTTCTTAGTCGCAACGTCCGTCATGGAAATCTGCCCACAGCGTCCCAGGTGCAAAATAGCACTGCGCTCGGCGCTGGGCAGAGGCACAAAATTGAATGGGTGGCCGTGCAGGATAAGCGCACGTGTTATGAATGTTCCGAAATGAACGGAATGCAAAGAGGATTGAGCACCCCGTTTTACAAGAATGGTATAACGTTCACAGACAGGCACGGCGGAACAGGTATAAACTGTCGTTGCCAAGAAGTTCTAATTTCAAGATAGGAGAAATATCATGACCCCAGGTCTATCAGCCGGTAAGAATTACCTCGACGTATCCGCACTGGACGCCCCCGGTGGCGCTCCTGCCGCGATCAACGTGTATTACACAGATTCTCTCATCAGCCTGACTCCGATTGCGGGCGGCTGCTGGATGGTGCAGCTACCTGTGCTGTCGGACAGGAGCGGGCCGTACATTTACTGCCCGACCACGCCTTCAGTCATCACCGGAATGACTTCGATTCTGGAAGTCTCCGAACCCACGTAAGGAGGTCGCAATGTTTCAGCGTGTATCAGGAAAGAATCAGCTTTCGACCCCGTCTCAAGTAGAGATGTCTCAACATCCCAAACTTGCGACGGAAGTGGCCGCATGTGCGCCTCCTGCAGCCAAAAAGAAAATGACCAAGGTTATGAAGGAATGGAAATCGGGCAAGCTCAAGTCGTCTTCGGGCGACCCCGTGACCGATCAGAAGCAGGCGATTGCGATTGGGCTTTCGGAAGTTTCTCGGATGCAGAAGCGAAAACGAAAGTAGGTTGAAGAATGAGTCATCCGATACGCAAGACTGCAAGCTCGAAAGTCCAGAGTGCTCCAGACAAGCGCAGGAAAACTTTCGATTGCTTGAACTGTCCCGGTTACTGCTGTGGTTATCACGAGATTGATCTCAAGCCCAAGGACATCCCGAGGCTTGCGAAGCATCTTGAGTTGACCATTGAAGAAGCAAAAAAGCACCATCTGAAGCAGACGGGAAAAAGATGGTTGTTTCGTATGCGAAAGGATCCGTTGACCAACGATATGATGTGTAAATTCTTCCACAGCACGCGGAGGGTATGCACAATCTACGAAGGCCGACCTGAGGTTTGCAGAAACTATCCTTATAGTAGCAGGTGCGCGTATTACGAGCTTTTGAAGTGGGAGATGGACCGTCAGGGTGAGTCCGAATTCCATCAGTACATGGTTACGTAAGCCTCAGGGCGTAATTTGGGCTCTGGGGCCGCTACACGAGGGTTATGAGCCAACCTAGCACTGATCTGTTGAGTCAAATTGCTACCCAAATCGTCCTTTCCAGCCTAGCTGCGTCCGATGTTCAGGTGAAAGCCTATCAACGCCAGGGCAAGCATGGAGCCGTTCAGGTTCAGACCTACAAGCGCCATTACGACAGGCCGATGACTGGAAATGAAATTAAGAATCAACTTGCCCAAGGTCGAAACCAGGTCAAAGCCTTCACGAAGAAGAAAAAGGCCGACGGCAAGCGCAAGGCGATGGTCAACCCGATGGCGCTGTTCCCAGATAACAGGATCCGTTTCGGGGACGTGACTCTGGACGTGAATTCACAAAAGGAAATCTTCGACACCTGGAATTCATTGGCAAAAGCGTTTCCAACTGTAGCAAACGAGATTAAGGAAGTTGCAGGCAAGCCGTTCAAGAAAGATGACTGGTCTTTTGGGGAGGCGTCGAATCTTGGTGATAAGATAGCTCTCAACTCTGTATACTTACGTGACCGTGCTCTGTTGTCCAAGGCGCTGAAGATGAACGAGCAGGATCACTTCTTCGCACAGGGAACCTCGAAGCTCGGTTGGAAATATATTATCACTCACGAATTCGGTCACGCTGTGTTTTCGTCGTTGTCTTCTGAAGCGCAGGATAAATGGATGTCACATTGGGAAAAGACTCCCAAGAAATCCCTGACAGCGTATTCCAATTACGCAGCGTGGGATTTTCAGGAAGGTTTTGCTGAGGCTTTCGCAAACGTAAATACGCATTTGCATTCCGACTTCACGGGCGGCATGTTGAATAGTGTATTGAAGGGGTTGCACAAATGATGGGACCGACTCCAGTCTGTTTCAAATGCAAGCACCTGATCGAGGACGACAAACCTGGATTCAGGTGTGATGCATTTCCCAAAGGCATTCCGCAAGTTATGCTCAAGGGGGATAAACACGATAAGCCCATCTCAGGCGATAATGGTATTTTGTTTGAACCCAAGGGGAAGCAATGAGAACTTTTGCAGACGAGATCACCGATGCGCTGAGGCTTGCAATCCTTGAGGCTGTGAAGATCAGGACGTACTCGAAGACATCTTCCAAGGGTAAGACATTCACTGTGCAGGAGCACTCAGACAGTCGGATCGCGAAGCTCGATAAGTGGGCAGCAAAGAAAAACGCAAAGGGTCAAGGGCTATGGATGTTGCGCGAGAAGCTGACCGAAGCACGGTTGAAGATGCACGAGGGCGTCACGGTTCCCAATGCAAAAGCGTATCTGCGTACATACGTGAACACGAAGCCTGATGACAAAGGTCATGTGGTCCACAGCGTAAATGAGAAGGGCAAGTTCCAACCAATCTACCTGCCCAAAGCAGTTGCCGAACGTGGAGCACAACACTGGGAAAAGATTCTTGAATTGGAACCTGTTGCGGACAGATTGACTGCCAAGATGACAGGCAACAAACCGGAAGCTGCAATCATGCGTTTAATCTCGCACACGTTCATGCGCGTGGCAGATGAAACTACGAAACCCCCGATCTATGGCGCACGCACGCTTGAGGGTAGGCACATCGTTGAAAAGGGTGGGAAGGTATTTGCAAAGTTTGTCGGCAAAGACAAGATTGCCAATTCGTATCAGATACATGATTCTAAACTTGCAAAAGATCTCGTATCGAGGGCAAAAGCTGCTGGACCAAATGGCAGAATCTTCGGCGATGTTTCCTACGCGACTGTGTTGAAATATTCCAGCAGCCTCACGCACGGGGACTCGTATGGATTCACTCCACATAACTGGCGTACATTGGGCGCGACCACGATAGCTCGGCAGATGATCAAGAGTCTCCCCAAACCGGCCACGTTGAAAGAATACAAAGCCTCTCGCAATCACATTGGAGATGTTGTCGCTACGCACTTGAACAACGGTCGCGATAAGGCATTGAACAGCTACATCCATCCGATTGTTTTTTCTGGATGGTTGAAAGGGTTGAAATGAGTCTTAAAGAATTGGATAAAGAGGCGCGAAAGTATTTTGGCGGGTCGAAAGGTACGCTCAAGCAGCACAGCGAAGCCCGTATGAAACATGCTGCCTTGGAAGTAGATCCCGAAGACGATGACGAACTGATTGCGGATAACGCCGCGTTATACAATCAGATGATTGTCGAAAATGGCATTGACCCTAAAGACTTGGAGGATTGATGATCACGCTGTGGATTATTTCACTCTGTGCAGCATACTTGCTGTGCGGACTGCTGTTCACACTCGCATATATTTATAACTACAACACTGAGCCTGGGGAAGCGAAGTTGGGATTGCTTACGCTCTTTTGGCTCCCGATGCTGATTCTCGAATTGGTTTTGGCAGTTGCGTATGGGATCGGCACTCAAGTAAAAACCTTTGCCAAAGCGATGGGTAGAAAACATGCTGCGAGAGTTGCTCGAACATCTTGATGCTTTGCTGGCCGAGATCCATCCAGATCACGAAGATCATTTTGGATTTGCGCAAGCTGTGTCCGCAGTACATGTGTGGGTGGAAGAGAAAGGGCTTTCATTGGACGGACGCTTCGAGAAGAACGAAGATCCTTTCGTAAAACTCAGGGGGTAGCATGTTCGAACTTCTTAGAAATTATGGATTATCGAAACCTGCACGCCCGCTTCAGCAATTGGAGGCCGGACAGCGGAAGCGCACTTCCATGAAAGACGCCGGGGGAACTTCGTTCCTGTGGGCACCCTCCGCAGGCAAGCAGCAGTTTCAGCGCAGGCGTTTGCGCAGATCCCGAAAAGACTTGATGATGTTCTCGGAAGCTCCGCTGCCGTCAAGAGCAATCCGGTTGATTCGTAACGCCATCCAATCTCTCACGTGGGGACTGCAACCGAAGAACGTGCAGGACGCAAAGGAAAAGAAAGAGGAGTTTCAAAAGGCTACCCGAATCGCGAAGGATTTGCTTTCGAGACCGAATTCGTCTGACGATGATTTGTGTTCGTTCCTCGGACAGATCGTGGAAGACGTTTTGATCTTCGACGCCGGATGTTGGGAGTACGTGGAGAAGCCTGTCAACATCGTGGGTAACGATGTGTTGGGAATGGAGGTCGTGCCGGGATTTACCATTGCATTGAACAGAAAGTGGGATGGGAATCCCAAGATGCCGCGATGGCTGCAAGTCTTGGATGACGGCAAGATTCAAACGCAGTTCCTCGATTCCGAAATTGAATACATCATGATGCGCAAGCGGAGCTTCGACCCGTTCGGGCTCTCGCCGTTTGAGACTGCAGTCGAAGTGATGGACACGCTCACGAATTTGTCGAGCTACCAGCGGCAGATCGCCAGCGAAGCGTATCCGTCCATGTTGATTTATCTTGGCGACGAAGTGGATGAGGATCAGCGCTATGCATTTCGCGTGTATTGGGAAAATGAATTGCGTGGCAGAGGTTCGCCGGGATTCGTCGGTGGATATGGGAGCAAGTTACGCCCCGAACCGATTCCACTTAAACCTAACGGTGACGAGGGATTGTTCCTTCAGTTCCACGAATTGCAAACCCGTGTGCTCGCAATTTGTTTTGACCTCCACCCGATGGACTTCGGAATCCAAGCCGACGTAAACAGATCCACGGCGGATGTAACCATGTCAGCGACTTTGCGAGAAGCCGTAAAGCCATTAGCGCAAGTGCTGGCAACCAAGATCACGATGCATGTGCTGCCCAGACTCGCGCAGCTTACAGGCAACAAGTCAATTGCGGAGATGGAATTTTTCTGGACTGACATCGACCCGAGAGACATGGGTAAGCAGTCCACGATTGACGCTGTGTATCTCGCACAGGAAGTCATGACGATTGACGAAGCGAGAGCGAATATTAACTTAGATCCGCTGCCTGGGAATTTGGGCAAGCTGACTGTCACAGGATTTAGGACGCTGTTGGGGATGGATCCGATGGTGTTGCTGCGTAAAGAAACCGACATCAAAGATCTGTTGAATCCCCCCGAAGAGCCGCCCGTTCCGGCAGACACTGGGAACTCGACCACCTCAGTGCCTGGAACCCCTGGACAGGCGGCTCCCTCCGAGGCTGCATCGGGATTCTGATCTTGGAGGTAACGCATGGCATACCGAGTTGCAACCGAGGCGGATCTCATTAGTGCTGTCAACAACGCCAGCACCTATCTCACAGCGTCACTCGCGATTGACGGTCTCATCGTCACTGTTAATTCCACTGCGAGCTTCGCAAGTCAGGGTGTTGTTACCATTGACGGCGAGATCATCAAGTACATCGCCAAAGATGCTACACATCTCACTGTCGGCAGTCTCGCCAATCGTGGTTATGATGGTACTCTCGCTGCAGCACATTCCAATGGTACTACGGTCGAAAGCTTTGCTGTAGCTGCACACCACAATCTTCTACGTGACGATATTCTAGGAATCGAAGGCGAACTCGGCGAGAACCCTTCGGGGGATTACGCTACCGTGGCAGAGCGTATCGCCAGCATCGCTGCAACCACTTCTGGAACTTCTGGACATGACGGAACGTCAGGCACCACAGGAACAAGCGG